CAAGCCTGCTAGGAATGAAACCTAGGTCTGGCCGGGTGATTTGCAAGAATTGCTCGGCTTCTTCTTTTGTTTCCCAAGGGAAAGTCATTGGCTGCGTCGTGCCATCTTCATACCGAAGCGCAATACACCAGCCTCTATCGCATGGAGCAACAATAAGAGGAAGATCAACCATGACAAAATATTAGTTGCCAAACCCCCGTCCGCTTGAGCGGACAAAAGGCCGCGCTGCTTCAAGCTCCTCAGTAATTTCCACGTCCATAGCCTCATCATCCTCGTCGCTTTCGTCGTCGCTGTACAAAATGTCTCCCAAATCGGCCATAGAACTTGCCGTCCAATCAAGCACGTCTTCTTTTGGCGAAAGAGGTTCAACGGTTTCTTCTGGCTCTTGAGACGGTTCAAAGCGAGGTTCCCAAATGATTGCCACAGTATTTACAAAATTATGAACTAGCAATAATTATAGACGAGCCGTAATTCTTCTAAAAGAAATCTTCATCGTCAAGAGAGTCATCGCTCTCCATGTCATCGAGCCAAGACGAGCTATTGCTCTTCTTTTCTTGACTCACAATGGGGGTGGTATCGCTCACGATGGGGGTGACAATGGGGAAGTCCGTGTCGGGCTCTTCATAGTCCCAAGAATGGTAAAGTCTTGTTTTCTCGCCGTTGGGGCCGTCTTGGAAACTGCTCGTAATCAGACCCTGCCGCCGCGCCACTTCCAACATCTTGCCAGTGGTGGCCACATCCCAGCTTCCAGAAACCATCGCCACTTGCTGCTTGGTCAGGCGATCATTCTTCCTATTATTCACGGCGTTCACCACTTGATCAAGCTCTTCAGCAGAGCCACCAAGAGGGCCAGCGTACCGCCAGCCGTAGTTGAGAGTGTCGCGCTGGAGCATGTGCTTGCCAGTGAGTCCACTTCTACTTTTCAGCCACTCAAAGACGAACTGGTTGGTATCTGGGTTGTTTTCCTGCCTGGTGAGCTTTACAACTTCACTAACGTTGTCTACAAAACTCGTAGAGTCGCGGAGCCCGCCATTCTTGTTGAGATGGTGAAGGATGAGGATGGAGCATTTGTAAGTGTTGGCAATATCACGAAGTCCGTAAATAACATCGCCAGCATTGCTCTTGATTAAATCAACATTCATGCCAGCAAGGCACGCTGTGAGAGAGTCAATGGTGACAAACAAAGGACGATGCTTTCTCACATATTCTTCCAATTGTTTCATATGGGCGAAGCGCCAGTTTTCCCAGAAAGCAATGGTGCCTTGTTCAATGCCAGCATCTTGATAACCAATCACTCCAAGCTTTTCGCTGGTATCCACTAATGGCTCATCACTTTGAATGATGAGGCTTTTGCCTTTCATGCAACGGCGTCCTGACCATGGCTGGCCCAAAGCAATGTTGAGCGCCCAGTTGTAGGCCACTGTGCTCTTGCCAGTGCCGCCAGACGCTGCCAGTAGCATCACGCTTCCCAAAGGCATGATGCCTGCAATCAGCCAGTCCCTGCTTTTGTCAGAGTTGGCAATGGTAAGGGCATCAATGGTTTCAATTTCTTCTCTTCCATAAATGCGTCCTTTTGCCTCGTCAATGATTTTGTCAATGTTTTGCTGATTCATCTTCACGCCACGCTGTTCTAGCCAGGCGCTGGTTTCGTAAGCAATGCGAGCATCATTGGCATAAAGCCCCACCATTCCTTCAATGGTGGAAATGATTTCTTCATAAGAAGGCTTGCCATCGTGTCCGCTATGTTTGCTTTTGGAAACAATGGAGGAAAGAAGATCGTCTTTAGTGGCACCCTCTTGAATATAATCAGCAAGATCTAAGCCATTGCCACTTGGTAAATTTTGCCACTCCCACGAACGAGGATCGGCATAAAGCCACTGCGCTCCAGGATTGTCGCTTTCAATTTCTTTCATGAAAGCAACGCCTTGCTCATCACGATCAGGCGCTAAAACAATCTTTTTATTCTTGAAAAGCTGACTGTAATCTCCGTTGGTGCGATATTGCTTACTGCCGCCAAGGAAAGTAACGCTAGGAAGACCAATACTCCACACTGATTCGCAAGTGAGTTCGCCTTCTACAACAATGATTGGCAAGCCAGTGCGCTCGCTTTCAGCAATGGCTTCGTTGTATTTATAAGGAAGAATGTTGGCCTTGGCTTCCTGAAGCGCAATCTTATGGTTGGGGGAATGGTGGTCAATGGAAGGGAAGTCTTGCCAGATGCGCTTGCTTCCGCTGGTGTCGTCACGATGCACCACCACCACTTCCTTTCCATCGCGATCCCTGTAGGCGAAGTCATAGGAGCCAGGATCTCGCGCAGGCTTTTCCCAGCGTGTCATCGGCGCCAAGGCGTCCCTTATTTCGGCGCGGTGTGCCGGAGAAGGGTCGTGCCAGCAGTTGTAGCCACCGTTGGCCTTGTTAACGGTAAAGTCGTTGCCACCACAGGCGGGACAAAGGAATTTTCCTGGTTCCTTGCTCGGCTCTAGCTGGTCAAGGAATTCCAGGATCGAGAAGGCCATATCGGGCAGGGCATCAGCAAAGCGTCACCATCATGGCAGGAACCGTGCCCCATGCAACTGGCCCGAACCATAAGAAATGCTGATGGTTACAGGCACTTGCGACTGGGCTGGTGCAGACTATTGTGCTGAAGTCCCCTCGCCCCTACCATGCCCAAGAGCTTGTATGAGGGTGGAAAACGGCGTCGCCACTTCACCCTGTCCGATCATGCCTATGCCCATTTAAGCAGCATTGCTGCAGAAGCTCAGCTTTCCCGCAGCGAAGCCCTTGAACGCCTCATTCGCTCAGTACCACAATGGGAAGGCATTGCTTCTCTTGCGGACGATGCTTGGTCCATGGTCATTGATTACTCCCTTCCCGAAAACCATGATTCTTTCTGAACTGCTTGAAGTGCTGCATAAAGCAGAAGCCAAATATGGGGCTGATCTGCCAATTCTCCTTGCCTTTGAAGAAAGCGCAATGGACGAAGGCTATTCAGAAGATGCCACTGAAGGCATTAGCGACGTGCGCGTTGTTAATGACTGGCCTCTTCCTGGAGAAAGCTTGATGACTTACGAGGGCGAACGCCCCAAGAAGCTTGTTATTTTTTATGACAACCACTACAAGCTTGATTCTTCCATCTAATTGTCAACCCAAATCCTCGAAATCATGTCTTCCCCTTTTGCTCAAGTTATCGAAATTACGCCTGAAATGGCGCAAAATTATTTATCCGCCAACGGCAACAATCGCCCTTTCTCCATCTCTTTGGCGCAAAAATATGCCAAGCAAATGGCTAACGGCGACTGGTACATAACTGGACAGGGAATTTCCTTGGCAGCAGACGGCTCGGTTCTTGACGGCCAGCATCGACTGCAGGGCATAATTGAACACAATTTCCCTGTCAAAATGTTGGTCATGTACAACTGCGACAAAGAATCTTTTACAGTTCTCGACACGGGACGCTCTCGCAATGCCACTGACGTACTGAAAATTGCCGGTTGCGATAGTCATACAAAAATTATCTCCGCCGGTCTTCGATTGGTTATCCCATTGCTTATCAATCCTTCTAAATGGTTTGCCAGCTCGCAAGGAATTACCAATAAACAAATTCGTCAAATGTGGGAAGACAACAAAGACCTTTGCTCTTGGGCTGCAGCTACAGCAAACATGAATAACAATAGAATTTTCTCCAAATCAGTATTCTTTACTTTTTTATATTTTGCTGATAGCAGGGGCTGGGGCCACGAGGCTTTAGAGCGTTTTACGGAAGATTTCGTAGAATGCGCCGGACTAGAAAAGGGAAGTCCGATCTTGGCTTACAGGAATTATATTGCCGCCTATCGCCAGCAAGTAAACATGAACCAACAACGATTGGCGGCCCTCTCCTCGTTAATTAAATGCTTTAATCAGACAATGGAAAGCAAGTATGTGGACAGCGATGGCTTTAAACCGCCGGAAAAAGGTTGCATCGCGTCATTGGTTTTTCCTGACTAATTCGCGTGAAACATCCTTTCTTTTTTTTACAACCCCAACGATTTTTAGACCATGAATTTTCCCACTAATTCCATGAATGAAGCTATGCTCACTGAGCGTATGCTTGGCCATTTTTCTCCTCTTGAAATTACGCCTGAAGCCTTCAAAAAAGCTTACGAGCTTCCTATTGGTGAGCACGTTGAAAAGAATTACAAGGGCCTTTCCTATTTATCATGGCCTTTTGCCTTCCGCTACCTCAACGAACAATTCCCTGGCACTTTTGTTGCCTTTGAAGAAAAGGAAGCTGGCTGGCCAGTGTTTGGTAAAGAAGGCTGTTGGCTGCTGCGTCCTTATTTGACGGATGGCATCAGGCGCACTCCTGCGCTGGTGTTTCCCATCATGGACAACAAGCACAATGCAGTGAAGGAGCTGGATGCTCGTCAAGTGAGCGACAACATTCAACGGGCCAGCGTTAAATGCATTGCTACTTTCACTGGTCTTGGTCTCAAGCTCTATGCAGGCGAAGACATTCCCAAGGCGGATGATGCGCCAATAGAAGAGCAGCCCGCCCCAAAGTCTGCCCCTGAGGCCAAGACGGTTGCACCTTCTCCCAAGGAGGCTACTGGTGGCACTTCTAAAGAAGAGTTCAATGGGAAAGAAACCTTGCTTGCTTTCTGCAAAGCCAATCCTCTTGATTATGCAGACGAGCGCACCAGCATGATGGCTGGCAAGCGAGCCTTGGAAGCCATTGGGCTAGCCAAAGGCGAAGACATCAAGGACGGTGCCATGTTCGCCAATGTCGTGACCACCATGGTCAGCTCCTATATGAGCGAAAACGGCATCAAGATGACCAAGGCAACCATGGCAAAAGAGCTTGATACGCTTCGGGCCATTTGCGCCGAGGGTACTGCCGAACAAGCAGTGAAGGGAGTAAAGGTGCTGCTGGAAGGAAAAAAGTAGACTTGGCGGCGGCCCGTCTCGCACGGGCCTTCGCTGGCGTCATTGTTACAAACGAAGACGGCTCCTTTTTTGATGGCCCATGTCCCTGGCATTTTCCTTCCTGACAATTTTGGTGACCATCCTTCTGATGGTGGCAATCATGGGCATTTCCATTTTGATTGCATTATTGATTGAAAAACTTTTTGATTTGGATTCTTATTAACCATGAAAACTATTTTTCTTTTTCTTTCCATCATTCTCCTGACTGCTCCTGCATTTGCCTGCAAGGAGCCCATTACAAAAGTGGGCAAGAGCTGTCCGCTGGGCTACTACAGTTCAAGCGGCTATTGCATTCCTAGCAGATAGAGGTAAAGTGGCTTGTCTGGATCTTTGTCTGGCAGCCACTGTGCCTTCTTTTGAGCGCTTTGAGCCCAACCGCATTAGCCTCAATGGCAAGAGGCACTATCAATGTGTGGGTTTTCCCAATGTGCCGGAGGGCATGCTGTTGCCCTCTGTCACCACTGTTTTATCTTCAATGGCGCCAGTGGCCAAGATCATGGCGCTTATCAATTGGCGCAAGCGTGTGGGAGACGATGAAGCTAATCGCCGCACTCGCTTAGCAGCTAATCGTGGCACGTGGATGCACGGCGTGCTGGAAGACTATTTCGATGGGGAAGATATTGAGCATCATCTCGAAAAAGCTCCTGATTGGCAGCCCTATTTCCAAGCAGTGGAGCCTTTTCTGGAAGGAGTGGTCGAGCCAATTCTCGTGGAAAGCGCAGTGGCCTGGTACGACACCAATCTCGGTATGGGCTACTCAGGCACGCTTGATATGGTGGCGCAAATGACCAGCGGCTCTATTGCCTTGGTCGATTGGAAGACCAGCTATAAGGAAAAGAAAGACTACCAACTGGCTGATTACAAGCGGCAACTTGGCGCTTATTCCATGGCAGCAGAACAAATGTACGACCAGCCCATTGACGAGGCTTGGTGCGTGATTGCCTGCTACGACCCAGAAGAAGAAGATAGCGAGCCGTCGCTGCAGCTAGTCCACCTCGATGGCTTTGAGCTGCTCAGCCAGCAGCGCATCATGGAAGACACCGTGAAGAGATACTTTAGCCAGTTCTACCCTGGCGGCAAGGCATTTGCGCTAACGATGGATAGGGGGTAAGATTGGCAAGCCCTGCGGGGCATCAACCATCACTCCCCTGGAGAAACACCATGGCCAATCGGCCTCCTATCACTGCCGCCATCGACCTCACCCCTGAATTGCTTAATGCAATGAAGAAGGCTGGTCCCAATGATCGCGGCAACTATTCCCTTGACATGGCAGTCTGGGAAAATACCAAAAAGACTTCTGAGCGCTCGCCTGGTTTTACGGGCAGCATCAAAGTGAAGGGCGCAGACAAGGACAGCCCCAAGGGCTATGCCTCAGTTTGGCAAAACAGTGGTTCCGACGATCTGTTCTGAATCATGATCTCCCCAAGACCAGAAAAGAAAGATCCGCTCGTAGAGTTATTGGCATTGCTTATTGGATTTGGCCTTGCTTTTCTTTTGGCTCTTGGGGCTGGTTGGGCATGGACGGCCATTTGGCCGTCTTTGCCTTTCTGGCCCATCGTCTATCTTTCTTGGATTGCCATTGCCCTTTGTAATCGCGTTGGATCATGACCCTCTTAAATGACAATCAAATTGCCAAGTTTGCAGAGAATGACATTTTTTTGCCCTACGTTGGCGAAAAACGGCGCACTCTTGACAATGGCACGAAAGCAATTTCCTATGGGCTTTCGCAGGCAGGATATGACATCCGCCTGTCCTCAGTGGAATTTTTAGTGTTCGACACGCTTCCGTTTGAAGGCGACGAGGACATTATTGATGCCAAAAATTTTACGCTGCAGCCAGAAGAAGCCAAGCTTCATGAGCAGGAAGATGGCGCCGCCTATTTTATTCTTCCATCAATGAGCTACGGTCTTGGCACCAGCCTTGAGCTGATCAACATGCCAGACAATGTGTTTGCAATGGTGGAAGGCAAAAGCACCTATGGGCGCTGTGGCCTTATTGCTAACATTCTTCCCATTGAACCTGGCTGGTCTGGCTATTTGACCATGTGCCTAATCAACCCTACGGGCTTTCCAATGAAGCTCTACGCCAATGAAGGCATTGCACAGGTGGTCATGTGGGAAATTGATCCCGTGGGGAAGGCTTATGAAGGTCTCTACCAGAAACAATCCGCTAGGGTGCAACTAGCTGCCGTGTAGGCATTGAGCGCTCTTGAAGATCAATTCCTTAGCCTTTGGCAGGCTCATTATCCTCAGTGGTCTCTAGAAAGAGAATTCTCTGATATTGAAGCTTGGGAAAAAGACTATCAAGAGCGCTACGCCCGTTCAAAACGAAGCAAAAGGTATCGCCTTGACTTTGCTCACCCCCTCTCTCGCACTGGCGTCGAAATACAAGGCGGCGTATATTCTCGTGGTCGTCATGTCACAGGCAGCGGCTACGAGCGCGATTGTAAAAAATACAATCTTGCCTATACAAGCGGTTGGACGATTTTTCTCCTCACGTCTACCATGGCCAAAGATTCCGCTTGGCTCGCCGTGATTGCTGAACATATTGCTCAACAATGCCAGAAGCTTCATTGAGAATTTCGTCTGCTGCCTGCAAGTCATTGTCGCGTTGAGCAAGAGCTTGACGAAGCTGAATGTTTTCTAGCATCAAGCTTTGCAAGGCAGTTTGCATGGAAGACCATCCTTCAAGCAAATTCTTTGCCACTGGTTTTAATTGATCCAAGCTTGAGCATTCATCAATAGCGCGACGATTAACAGTTAGCGCAAATTCACGCTCCGTGGAATGCTCGAACGGACCCATGGCACCAATAATATTTTCACCATTGTAAGAAAGACTCACGGGAATACAAAACTGCATGATTATTCTTCCGCTCTCCATAGCCTAAGTCGAAATGATTCCGCTTTGCTTTTGAAGAGCCTGCCAAAAAGCCGAGAATGCCGCACTATTGATTTCGGAAAGCCGATGGTTTATGCTTGGCAAGCCTTGCAACCACTGCTTTGAACGAAGAATCTTGGCGACTTTTGGACGATTTCGCTCTTGCTGCTATGCAGCAACTGGCCATGACTTGTGCACCCAATACCATTGGCGATCCGAAGAATTTTGAGCAATGGTGCGATGGAGTGGCGAAATGTTCTTATTTCATGGCTAGTTGCATGATGGAACAACGCAATAAAACTCATGAAATTATTTTGGATGCCATTGAAGGCAAGGAGGCAGAATGAAGAAAGCATGTTTAGATCCGCTTGGTGATGGCATTAGTTCTGTACGATTGCTTGATTCCATGGGGAATAGCCTTTCTGTTGTCAATGATGCTCGTCAGTCTTTTGCTACGGAAAGCGAGCAATGGACAGAACGAGATGGCAAGCTTCTTCGCTACCTTGCAAGCCATCATCACACTTCTCCTTTCAGGGGTGTGGTATTTAAATGGGCAGTAAAGGCTCCTTTGTTTGTTGCTAGGCAATGGTGGAAGCATACGGTGGCTTCCACTTATGTGGACGATCAACTGGGCTGGAATGAAAAAAGCTTTCGCTATTGCTCTGCAGAGGAAGCTGAGTTTTACACTCCCATCATTTTCATGAAACAAAGCGAGAGCAATAGGCAGGCCTCTGACGGACCCTTGGATGCTAACTCTCAGCAACTGGCTCTGAACCAATACGTGAGGGCCACGGAGGCTTGCAAGAGCGCCTATGAAGGGCTTTTGTTGACTGGCGTGAGCAAGGAACAGGCTCGTGCCGTGCTGCCTTCAGCTCTATACACTTCCTTCATTTGGACCTGCTCCCTTCAGGCTCTATTTCATTTCATCTCCTTGCGCATGGACAAGGGCGCCCAAGGCGAAATCGTGGCTTACGCTAGAGCCTTGCTTGAGCTTGGCGAGCCAGTGGCTCCTGAAGCCTTTGACGCCTTTGCTGAAAACAACTACCAATTCTGACCATGCACGATTCCGTGAATAGCCCCTCTCATTACCAGGGCGCCATTGAATGTATTGAGGCCATTGAAGCTTCTATGAGCAACGAAGCCTTTAAGGGCATGCTCAAGGGCAACATCCTTAAATATATTTGGCGCTACGAAGGCAAAAATGGCCTGGAAGATTTGCGCAAAGCTCAATGGTACTTAGAGCGTCTCATTTATGCAGTTGAATGCGAGGGTGACACTGCTCAAAGAGTGGCGAAGGTAATGGAGGAAGCTTTTGCTATTCATTATGACCCCGATGATTACATGGCCAGCGGCTGTCCCGATGGGTTCTGTCCCATGCCATCTGTCAGAACAGGCCCTTCCGAGCCCATGTTTCAGCCAGTTCACGACGCATAAAGCATTGATAATTTACTAAAAGGAAAGGGGCTCACAGAGGCCCCTTTTTCATGCAATGGCAGCGCTCGGTGGGTGGCTTCGCACCATGCTTCCCAGTCACTTAAGTCAGTGTGGGCGCTTACAAAACTATGAGCATAAATCCAGCTCATTAATTTTTCTTCCCTTTCTGGCGTCCAGAATTCTTTTGGTCGCCACCATTCAAAGAGCAAGAGGCTTCCCTTGTCTGCATTGCAAGACAAGCACGATGGAGCATTATTCCACTTGGCAAAATGAGGACCGCCTTTGCTCTTGGGAACAATATGGTCAATGGTCAGCTTTTCGTTCCATCGTCCACAATAGGCACAAGCGCAATGACCGAACGGTCCTCTTGTGGGATAATCTTCAAAAATACTTTTGCGATAACGACGCTTAGCATCACCAGGGCGTAATTCATGCAGAGAGTGGAGAAGTTCATTGGGTCCATTTCTCATCCCCATGGCAATATTTAATTGGCCTGAATCTAGCTTAAAGGGAAAAAATGATGATGGTGGAATGTTTAGAATGGACAAAATGCTCATTCAAAATGAATGCCTGGCAGGCTAAACTTGCTGATTTTGCAGTGGTTCTCACCTCTGGCATGTTGCTTGCTACGGGCGGAATGATGATGAGCATTGGTCAGCAACAAGTGCAAATTACCACGCAAGTAGAAAATATCACTCACAAGCTTGATACTCTCACTGAAAGCATTAAAGAACTAGAAAATCGTGTGCGCTCTTTGGAAATTCAGCGCTAAGCTTAAATAAATTGCTCTATTTATTGTCATGGGCGCTGCTGAATGGTTCGTAATTGGTGGCATTGTCATTGCCGCCGTTGATGAAATTGTTAATCGTTCTTCTCTGAAAGAAAATTCCACCTTGCAACTGCTGCTAGGTATTTTGAAGCGCGTTTTTCCAAAGCGCTGATCTCGGCAGGGGCCATAGAATTAAGGCAGCTCTGCCCAAAACTATGGCCTTCATTCGCTTGACCAGCGCTGCTAAATATTTCAATGGTGAAAGCCATCAATTGGCGGCCTGGAACTGGCTGGAAGCAGAGCTAACAAAAGCTCAGTTGGAGGAGTTTGCCGAAATGTACAGGGCAGCTCCTGCTCCTAAGCCCTCAAATCCCCTACAAGTGCCCTATTTCAGCCAGAGGGACAATGCCTCGGGACAGGGCTATAGAGAGTGTTTCAGCAGCTCCTGCGCAATGCTGGCGGCTTTCTACGGGAAGGTCAGCAGCGATGATGAATACAATCGCATTAGGCAGCGCTATGGCGATTCCACTGATGCTCAAGCACAGGTAAAAACACTTCAGCATCTTGGTCTTTCTCCATTGTTTCGGCAAAATATGAGCCTGCCAGAATTACAGGCAGAAATTAATGCTGGACGCCCAGTGGCTGTTGGCTGGCTTCGTAAAGGCTCTTATATAAACCCTTCGGGCGATGGTCATTGGAGCGTGGCAGTTGGTCACACCAGTACAAGCACCATCATGCATGACCCCTATGGCGCCTGTGATTTAGCAAAAGGCATCTACCCAAGTGGACAAGGGGGTAAATTTGCTCATTATGCAAACAAATTCTGGATTCCGCGCTGGCTAGTCAAGTCTCAAAATGATGGATGGGCAGTTCTCATTAGACCATGACAAACGAAACTATTGTTAATGCATTGTGCTACGAAGTGGCAATGTGGGCTGTTGAAAGATGGCCTTCAATTGCTTTTCAACCATGGTTCAAGCTTCTAATTGAACATTGTCGCCCGTTCTGGACAGAATGGAAAACGCAGCTCACCATGCAAAAAGTGGATGAGCAAGCAAAAAAATTAGTGGAGCAATGGGAAAAAGAAGAAAGAGAAATAGTGGCAAATAAACTCGCCTCTAAAGCTCAAAAGATGTTTCCAAAGGCTACTGTCACGCCCCTGCCCAATGCGATTGTCCCTTCAGTAATGATCGTCCACGAAGCCCCTCCAGAAGCATCAGATGAGGTAAAGGCCCTTGGCGGAGAATTGCGCATCACTTGGACTCTCGATGGCGAAAACCGACCCAGCTAAAATAGTAAAAGTTGATTAAAGGCCATGACTTTTGTCTTGGGAGCATTTCTATTTGCAACAGGCTTGTTCATGGCCTCTCATCGCGCTCGTCATCGTCTAATCGCCTGCTCTTCACAGCCTTCGCTTCAGCATCCAGGCCCAACCAAATAAGATTGTGAAGCCGCATGTAATGGCTTAAACCGTCGGAATAGTCCAAACCAAACACTTCGTATAGAGCATGGCGGTAAGAACCCCTATCTTCCACTTCAGCTCTATGCATTAGTTTCATAATTTGCCTAAAGGCACGACCTCGTTGCTCCGTATCGAGGCTATGCCACCAAGCGTCGTCTTCTGCTTTTTCCCTTGTTTCAGCTTCGCGCCACACTTGCCGCAAAGCCTTCATCTCGCTTCCATTGAGCCAGTCAAAGATGGATCGCTTTTGATCATCTCCTTCAAAATCAGCCATTTCTGCATTTCCTGATAGTGGTAATCGTACCAGCTTTCAATGGCTTCGCACAGTCCTTTCTGCGCATTTGAAGGGCCATCATGCATTAGCTCTTGCAGGGCGTCGGCAATGCTTTCAACTTGCGTTTGGTAATGATCGCAAGAGAAAATGGTGGTCGTAGTCATGGCAGATTTAAGGCTGCTCAAAGCTTAGCCTTAAAACTCGCCGCAATCAATGGTCACTGCATCAATGGTTGCGCCACTAATCGTAGTGGTGGCCGAGATAAGCCCGCCAGTAATGGCCACATTATTCGCATCTTGAGTGGCGATAGTGCCAAGGCCTAATGAAGTGCGAGCCGTGGAGCCACTTTCAATGACAAAGGCACTTCCATTGCCAACAATAAAACCACCATCACCGGGAGTGAGTCCTCCGATGGCTGTTAATGCAGCACTATAAGCCTGCACATCCACGCCAATCTCAAGATCTAGATTGACCCTTGCGTCAGCAGCGTTAGCAGCCCCTGTGCCGCCATAGGCCACACCAATCGCCGCGCCCTGCCAAGTGCCTCCGCTAATAGTGCCAACAGTAGTAAGAGAGGAGGAGACGATGGAGGAGCCAAGTGTGGTGGAGCTTAAAACGCTCGTCCCATTGATTTTGTATTCTTTACCGCTGGCCAGACTTAAGTGCTCGCTGGAAGTCCAGGCATCAGTGGAATCAACCCAAGTAAAAGTTTTATTGGTGCTGCCCAGCAGTGTAATGCCACCCCCATCGGCACCAGCATCAGAAGGGCTGTCAACTTTACCAAGCTCTAAATTTTTATCTTTAATCTCAACAGTAGTGCTATTTACAAAAGTAGTGGTTCCAGAAACCGTAAGATTGCCAACAACACTAAAATTTCCGTTGACTGTAAAGCCGGAAACCGTAGCCCCAGAAAAATCTACTGGTCCGCTATAAATCTTTTTTCCGCTAATTGTTTGCTCACCAGTGAGCGTGACAAAAGCTCCTTTACCTCCAATGGTTTCAATGGTTGTGGCAGTGCCACCGGCTCCGCCAGTGCCTTTGCCATAGTAAAGAATATCATCAACTTCGTTAAAAGCAAGTTCAGCATTGGCCAGGCTTGAAGGGGCGCCAGCCGAGCCAGACGAACGGCGCTTAATGCGTACAGTGTTGGCCACTAAAAATTACCTCCGTCCGTAAGTGCCGTAAGAGTGGTAGAAGAGTTTGCCAGAAACTTTTGGCTCCCTCCATCATAAACAAGCACGCTACCATTCGTTTTTGCACTAATATCTACATCCACCAATGCTGCAAGTTCTAACGTTTGCCAGTACATGTCAAAGTTAACATTGCTGGCTTTGCTTAACACTTGATTGGTGGTGCCACTGGTAATAATGCCGGGACCAGGCACACCCTGCGGCCCATCGCTTTGCAGTTCAATCACTACATCATCCGTCGCCTCAACAGAAATAATGGAAGAAAAATTAGCAACGATTTCCACATTGTTACTGTCAACTTCTTCTACCAATACGGAGGATTGTTGACCAACAATTTCAACAGTACTTGACGATTGCTCAACAATGACTGTCATTTGCAGCTAAGACCAAGATTAATAAAAGCAGCGCCTTCTAAAAGATAATAAGAATCATTGGTTGGTTCCGTCACGAGAATGTCATATTGTCCTTGCTCGGTGATGCCGCTAGTTCCAGAAGCTTCTAGGCGAATTTTAAAAATGCCACTTGGCTCGCTCACGTAGTTTACGGCAAAATCAGCAAGTTTTTCAACGCCTAGACGATCATAAAGCTTGGATACCACTGTATATCCACTCATATTCACTGGCACGCCAGAAGGATCTTTGTATTGAACTTGCAGCTCAAACGTGGCTCCCTGATAAATCGTAATATCATGTTTACCAGGAGTGACCATGATTAAACTCTTGAGCGTCTATAAAATATTTTAGACAACTTCTTGCCAGCCAATTAGTCCAGTGGCTTCTTGGGAAGAACTACATTCAATGGTAAGGGCTAATACATCGCTTACGCCCGAAGCATTTGTGCCTAATGAAAGAGCTAAACCACTTTCAGGACTAAACTCAATATCACTTCTTGCCGCAATTAAACCTCCGCCTACAACAGTGCCGCCACTAAATGTGCCGCTTGCCATCGTTTCCACATTGCCCCTGCCATTGGCAGAGCCGCGAACGATTTGTCCCATGGTAAAAATTAAGCGAGAAGACCAAGAGTTTGAAGGGCGACAATCACGCCACTCACGGCAGCATTCACTTCATCAACTGTGGCACCACCGCTGGGAATAGCAATGCCAGACGGCTGCACCGTTGCACTTGCTCCATAGAAGCCCAAAACATCAGAAGCTTCTCCAATAATCAAGCCTGAGCCAGCAGAAATGGTGCCGGAAATAGTAGGAGAAAGGACGATGGAGGAAGAATAAGTGCCGCTAGTGACAGTGGCATTATTCGTGACAGTGCCAGACAGCGTGATTGAAGATAAAACTGTATTTTCGATGGCAGAATTGTCAATGGTGCAATTATCAATAACTGCATTAGAAAGTGCTGTGCCATCAGCCGTGCCGCTGCTAATGGTTGCATCCGTAATCGTTGGCGCCGTAATTGTTGCACCATCTACAATGCCGCCCGCAATCGTGCCTGCATTGGTAACAGTGCCAGACAATGTGGCTGCATTTAACGTTAAGCCAGAAGCTTCGCCGGTCCAAGCGGCATCGTAATTAGTGGCGCTTTGCTTAACAAGGATGTTGCCAGCACTGCCGCCAGAAGGCATTGTGTCGCCACCAATTGGCCCTTGCACGCCAGGAATAGAAAGGCCAAGCTCAGTGGTTTCGCCACTAACAACAGTAATAATAATGTCAGCCATAATTAATTCCTAGAGCAAGTGCCAGAAACAGTGCAGGCTCCCTTGAGCCAATAATAACGATCACCGCTTCCCGCAGTTGCACTCACATCATACTTATACGAGCCAGCTTCAATGCCACTTGTCGTTGCAGGAGAAAGCTCTAATTGAAACACTCCACTGGCTGCATTAGTAATTGTGGGCGTAAAACTTGCAACAATGGAATGATCAATAACGCCACAAATATCGCTATCAATCGTGTAGCCAGAAAGATTAATGGGCGTACCGCCACTTTCCGTGACGGTTAGCTCCAAGCGAAAAGTTGCGTTTTGCAACACAACAATATCGTAAGTGGCGGGATAAATCATGCCCCATTACGGCTCTTGATTCTTTTCATTGTAGCCAAGTGCTTCGCCATATTCAGCGGCAAGCGAATAAAATGCGTCAATGATGTTTTGAGGAGCATATCCGCAACCAAGAGCAAATTGATAAAACTGTCTGGTCAAGCCAAAAGCATTTACTTCCTGGCATTGATGAATAATTTCCTGATAACCAGCCGTATCAAAAGTGGTTTCTGCAGACCAGCGATGGGAAAAGGAATAGGAATCAACAACAGCAGCCATGGCAAAAGAAAAGGGCCAGTCCATAGACTAGCCCTTCTTTTCCTATTGTCAACCGCCTTGTCCGCGACTAAGTTTGCGACCATGGCTTGACTTGCTATTTTTGCCTTGGCCCTGGCGAGTGCGCTTAGGCTTGCTGATGATGAGGCGCTTAGAGCTTGATGCTCCCACCTTGCTTTTGACTGCCATTATTCAGCAGCCTCCTCTTCAGCAGAAACTTCGGCAGTCTCAACGGCTTTCTCTTCAGAAGAAAAAACCAGACCGTCAAGCATGTTTTGCAGCAATCCTCCCGCCATATTAATAAGCGTGGCATCTTGGGTAAGGCGAGCATTGACATAAGCATTGACTGCAGTGATCAGCTCGCTTTTTTTGCAAGGCATCATATCAAATGAAAGCAGGCTTTATTTTAACCATAAAATTCAACCATTCATAGTCGGATGGGTCAAAATTAAGCAAGTCGATAAGAGACAAAAGTGTTGGCGGCTGTGCGACGGCTTACAAATCGGCCAGAATTAGCAGCCGTAACAATTGCGCTTCCAACGATAGTGTGACCAGTGTTGCCAGCAACTGTTACAGAGTTAGTGGCACCAGTGTTAATAATGGACCATTCAAAAGCAAAGTTTGTATAAAGGCTATTAAATCCTGCTTCAGCATTTGTACCAGTCGGTAAAGTCATCGTAACTGCAGCCGCAGTTGTTGAGGTGATGATACCAGTTTTCATGTTGGCAATGGTAATAGTTGCACTTGTATTAACTGCAGCCGGGGTTACTTGGTGGTAGCCAATTACGCCTTCCCGTGTAATACGCATGCGTTCAGTTGATGAAGCAGCACCATCCGATGTTGTCGAAAATACGAGCCTTCCAGGCATATCATTGTCCCCGCTAGTGCCATCAACATCTGCCCTAATTTCAGCTCCATTAACAAAATCAGTACCATCAGCACCTTGAAAACTGATCCGGCCAATATTATGGTTGATAGGCACTAAAGTAGTATCATTCTTGCTAATTCCGGCTGATTTTGCAAAAATTAAATTTGGGGCCAAAGCATTTGCCACTATTCCAGCAACAATTGCCATGGAAGCGGTAGTATTGCTGGTGCCTTCTACTTGAAAACTTGCGCTGGTAGTGGCGCTATTATGAAATCCATCACGCAAACTTTCCTCCTCTCCCACACAAAATCCACCAGGAACGACGCTGGCTGTAAGAACACCAGCGGCCCAAAAGTTTGTGGCGGAAGACTTCACCTGTAACGTTTGTAATGTGAGAATACTAGGACTGCCAGCATTCAACCCAATTTCTAAATAAGTAGAAGGATCAGTAAAATTATCTGTAAGGAGAATTGCGGGATTGTTGTACGTGTCAATATGAAGCTTGGAAGTCGGATTATTTGTTCCAATTCCCACTTCGCCAAACGAGGAAATTCTCATCACTTCATCTAAGCTGGTGCCGCCAGTATTGACAGAAAAAATCAATGCGCCTGGCATTACATCGGCGGCTGGTGCGCCATCTATTTCTGCAACGATGCGTGCAGCAGAAACAAATTGCGCCCCATCACTTCCCTGGAAATCAATTTGACCACATCTGTCATTGTCCGTAACAATAGTATTGCTGCCAATGGCACTGCCGCCAGTCCTGGCAAATACCATGAATGGGCCGTTTGCATCAGCGGTGGCATTATGAATTAGAGCAAGTGATCCCCAAGATCCAGCCGCTGTAGTACCACTGCCTTCAATTTGCAATGGAGTGGTAAAAGTGCTGTTGTAAAAATTTGCACGCGCAGTAGAATTTCCAATTAAAAACCGTCGCGAAGTATCAAAACGAGCCGCTTCAACGCCACTAATAGCAACAGCAATAGTATCTCCAGCAGGATTCCAAAAACCACTGTTTAAATCAGTGCTAAATGCGTATGATGGTGCACCAACGGCTCCAGAACCAGCCTGGAAGGGATTGGTGCCACTTGCCGTGACACTTGTTGCAGATAATGTTCCAGTTGTTGTAATGTTTTGAGAGCCAAAATCTGGGGCAATTTTGGTGCCAGCGATGGCGGCAGAAGTATTTACATCAGCATTAACAATCGCTCCAGAAGCAATGGCTGTTACACCAGCATCGCTAATTGTTACATCGCCCGTAACTGCAGTGGAAGTGGCAACATTGCTTGCATTGCCAAGCAAAATATTGCCAGCCGTCATTGTCGCCAATTTGCTATAGGCAATGGCGGCAGCACTGTTTATATCAGCATTTACAATTGTGTCATTCGCAATCATTGTGCTGGTAACCGTGCCACTGTCACCAGTAGTAACTACTGTGCCCGTTACATTGGGGAAAGTGATCGTCCTGTCGGCTGTTGGGTCGATCACGGCAAGAGTGGTTTCAAAGCTATCGTCCGTGCTGCCTTCAAAAACCAAACTGCCAGTGGTGCCTATTAAAAGCTCCCCAGTAACCGTGCCGCCAGCTTTTGGCAATGCTGCATTGGCCAGGTCGTAAGCCGCCTTTACGGCAGTAGAAGAAGCAATGGTGGTAGAGCTAGTAGTGCTTGTGCTATCGCTAACTTTGCTTTGCAATCCAGAAGGCGTAACTGCCCTAATCGCATCAGTGCCCGCCTGTGTTTCCGCTGGTGTCGCCAGTTCAACTAAACCAACGACAGTTTCAGTGCCAGAAGGCGTGAGATTGATAAAAGCACTGCCTGTGTAGTATTTCAAGCCTGGTGTGGTCAGGCTATTATCCACCCATAGTTCGCCCAAAGAATTGCCAGCACTGCCAGCGGGTACGGCATTTGGAGCGGCACTTCCTACATGCGCTGGCCCCACTTTCACCACTCCCCCATTGCTATCCTTGAAGAATAATGCAGGCGTTCCAGAAGCAGTATTGATGGCAAGTTGTCCATCTACTAAGCCTGACGCAGTGGGGCGCTTGTCAGCAGTGGACGAACGAAGATGCTTGAGGGTGGAAGCCATAAGAATGGAAGCCGAACCAAAAGGCGGCGGTTAATTTTGCTCTATTCTAAAGCTAAGTATATTCTCCTTCGTCAATAACACTATTTGTTTCGTTAATAACATAATCTAGATCGTCCCATGCAGTGTAATAAAACGCACTAGCAACTTTTACGAGCACCTGTCCCGGTGCTCCGTAAGGAGGAACTTCTGTCCCTGAATAAACAAATTGCGCGGGACGATGTGGCATTTATTTTCTCCCATAACTTGACAAAAAATTAATAAGAACCATCATCTAGCGTGCCAATCGTCATAACACCCGTGCCAGAGGCTACTAAGACTTCCGAAGATCCTCTTACGACGCCAGTTGTGCCACTTGTTGCAATTTGTATTTTTGACCAAATCAATTCATTAAAATCCTCTTGACTCGCCACCCCGGAAGCCACTGGAACAAGAGAGCTGCCATCAACAAGCACGTCTTGATCGGAAATGCCAGCGACAGCACTCGCCAGTTCAACTTTCGTCCAAGTGGATCCAGTGCCTTCTGATAGCACCCAATTGCCTATGGATAGGGCGACATTGGGGGCTGGAGTTGAGCCAACGCCACTTGCAGTAACAATAAGATAAATGCCATTATTGCTCGTATTGGGCGAAGACAACGGCGAGCCTACAGTCAGACCGGCTTCAATGCCATAAGAGTTAATGCTTTCAACAACATTGCCGGAAGCATTATAAGTGCCACCAAAACGAAGATTGATCTGAGTGGGACTGCCATATCCCAAATTCAACCAATAACCATTAATACTAGGGCTAACCTCGCCCACCCAAATATAGGCAGAACGGTCATTAGGATTAACCCACCACTGTCCAGCAAATTCAGGCGTTGGGGCGCTTTCGCTAATCTGAGCGATGCCATAATCGGCAAGTTGCTGAGCGGTGACACTATTCTCAGCTAAAAATGTACTATCAAATGTGCCTGTAGTGATTTTGCTGGTGTCAAGATCTGGAATGTCAGAAGCCTGTAAAGTGGCTTGCGCTGTCACAATATGACCTTGAGCATCAATTGTTACTGATCCCGCATAAGTGCCCGCAATTGCTACGTTGCTATGGTCAATGACGCCTAAAGCATCCACGGCCAAGCCAGCGCCAGGTCGCATTGCCCCTGTGTCCCCACTTGTCGCAATCGGCAAGTCTGCTGCAACTAAGTTTCTAAAGGTGGGAGCGGCATCAACTCCAGTGGAAGGTCCTGCAAAAATTTGATTGGCTACTTGCGTGTCAAGAGTGGTGGTAATTGTTGCCGAAAAATTATCTGGATAGGCAACAGAAAAAGCAATGGGAGTGGAATCGGCAAAAGTGAGCGTGCCAATTGCAGCTTGACGCTCCCAAGTGCCACCATCCCACGTGTATTCAATTTTGGTCGAATCATCAAACCATTTTTGTCCTACAAACGTGCCATTGCCCACAGGCGCATTTGCGGCAACAATAGAGGAAGAATTGTCGGCAAGTTTGATTGCAGTGATGCCACTATCTGCAATTTGAGAACTTCCCACTGCCCCATCGGCAATCTTTGCCTGGGTGATGGCATCATCAAGAACGTTAATTGTCACCACTGCGTCAGCAGCAAGTTTCCCAGCCTCAATGCCGCTTGCCGCGATCTTGGCATTAGTAATTGCTCCATCGGCTAAATTGGCAGTTAAAACGCCGCCAGCGGCAATTTGCAGGCCGCTAATTGTTGCGCTGGTAATCTTGCTGCCAGGCACACTGCCATCGGCCAAATTGAGCTTGGCATAAGCAATGGTGGCATCGGCAATTTTGTCGTTTGTAATTGCTAACGCCCCAAGAGCCGTAGTGTTCACTGCTCCGGCAGCAAATTTAGCGCTAGTAATGCCTTCATCTGCCAGCGCCAATGTGCCAACTGCTCCATTAGCAAGTCTTGACGCTTCAATGGTGGAAGCAGCAATATCAGCGTTGACGATGGTGCCATCAGCAATTTTGGCTGAAGTGATGGCTCCATTCGCCACCTTTGCCGTGATTACAGCACTATCAGCTAATGCCGCAGAGCTGAGACCCGAAGCGCTGATCTTGGCAGTGGTAACATTGCCATCAGCAATTTTGTCAGTGGTAACTGCACTGTCCCCGATGCCCGCAGTGGGCATAACCACTTGCTGATAGTCGCCTGCTGAATAAATAAAAAGATTACTATCAGTAGTGCGAAACCATCCGCGTCCGCCAAAATTATCAGCTACAGGCGCCGTGCTTTGTTCTGCAATGGAACTATCATTGGCCAGCTTGATGGCCGTGATTGCACCAGTGGCAATGGCGGCGGAGCCAAGCTTGACAGTACTGGCTTGATTAAGCTTGCTTAAATCAATATTGCCACTTGCCGTTAGCGCAATGCCATTCTGAACAAACTGATTGGCTTTGATTTTCTTGGTTTCGCTAGAACTAATATCAACAATGGCCAGCAAATCATTCGCTGCCAGAGCGGCTCCAGAAAGCTCTGTAAGCTGTGAAATAGTTTGGTCGGCCATCTTAAAAGACTATTCCTGATAATGGGATTCTAGCGATGATCATTAATCATCCACCTCTTTTAGTAAAGCGTCCACCGTATATTCGCTCAAGTTAATCTTGTCAAGATTTTCTTGTAGCACGTAAGAAGGAGCCTGCCCCACTTGTAATTTCACTTCGCCAGTGGTCAAAAAATCTACAGCGCATGAAATAATATTGTCGCTTCTTACTTCCACGCCAGCGCGAGTGACAACAGCTTCAAATTGATACCACACGTCTAAATTGCTGCCATACGACATTTCTGTTGCTAAAAACAAAGAAGCCTCAAATGCACTGCCAGTTTCCACTCTCTGAATAAGTTGCAGCAGAAGCAAAGGAGTTTCTTCGTTCGCAATTGTGTCGTAGCCAAACAACACATCAATACTTCCATTGCCGCTAATAAGCCCAGCGGAATATTGCTGTCTAAATTTGTCGCTCAAGCTTGTAATATCAACGGCTTCTCTTTCAGTGTTAAGCGTATAACCAGTCACTTTTCCTAGCGTATTAAAATTAGTGTCTTCTATGCTTATTTCTACGGTTAATGGTTCGCCCTCAAAAGAAACCAAGGCAATTTCATTGTCTCGATTATTGTTGATAGCGTCGTTAAACTGCGAAAAACCTCTTAATCCGCCAAGAGTATTGACATTCACATAGAACGCCGCCCTGTTTAAAGATACGGTTGTATCTGTCCAGCTCCAAAATGATGGGGGAAGAAATGCAAGCCCGCGAGGATCCTCTGTAGTGATGGTAATAAAATCACCAGTCAAAAGATCTTCTTCGGAACCGTCGAAACCAAATCTATTCAGAGTGGTATTAATATCGTCCGAAACAATTGATTTAGAAAGCACAATTTTTTGCGTGCTTCTCCGCAGTTTAACTACGCCATTATGCCCTGCAAATAGCGTCATAACAATTAAACAACGGTTTCAACAAAGTCACCATCCATCGTAAATTGAATGGGAACAGTCGAAAGTTCTCCAGTGGAGACGGCGATACCAGCGGAAGTAATATAGGCCCAAAATTTAATATCATCGCTTGAATCCCCGCCTACGTTTAATTGAAGAAACACGCGGTCTGCTTCAGTAATATTTCCAGTTTTGTGAATAGCGCCACTCAGAAGAGTGTTAAAACCATAGAGCGTATTACTTTCTGCGCCCTCAAGCCGATAATAAATTAATGTGGCACTGCCAGTAGCACCCTTAACGCCAGGGGTAAAGGTATTAACACCACTATCAATGGAGTTGGTGGAAATTAGCTCAACAGTAGTATCTAAGTTCCAATCACGAATTTTTGCCACTTGACGAATATTAGTGGGCGCTGTCAGCGAACTAGAAGGCGCTGTGCTATCCGTTGTGCCAAACGACAGGCTTCCAGAGCGGCCAGTATAGAAAGCCATGGATAATCAATAAGTCTTTTGATTGTATTCTAAAAGCATTTTATTCGGGGCGGCCATCAATGGTAAACAATCCAGCCACTCTTGATGCCAAGCCATTACTAATAAGTGAAAGGCCATTGGCATCCACGCCATGCTCTACGCCACGCACTGTCACTTCTCCTTCTTCATCCATCGCCACTTCTGTCACTTTAAACACACGCTTATTGCGAATGGCCGTGCCAAGCACAAAGATATTGCCAGCAAAGCCTGCCAATGACGAAGCCGTGTTATTACTCACAACAACATTAGAGCGGGCAACTGTCCCAGAAGTGGTGGCATCAGGATCATACAGAAGAAACTGATACGAACCATTGCTTACGGTGCCAGCTAGCGGCAAATTCAAAACTCCTCCCTCTCCAATGCTGCCCGTTTGAATGCCATTCCATTGGTTCTGCGCAAGCTCTACATAGATGTAGCCGCCAGGGGCCACAAAGCTATCCGTGGGGAAAGTTTTAAATTCAATGGCGCGGCGAGAATGGCGCTTCACTTGACAAAGATATTTGGCCAGCTTGATGGCCTGTTCCCTATTTGTTATGAATCTTGATGCGTCGATTGTTTCGCGAATTGCCAAATCAGGACTTAATGTATTTCCATTTATGTCGTTTGTGAGGTAAACTTCTACGCTATTATTGCGCGGAAACACGCCATCGCGTTCATTTTGCCTATAAATTACTGTAAGAATTACATCTTCGGTGTTGCTGCCATAATCGATAAACTCTTCTTTATAACTATCCTCCAAAATGTTACCAGGACTAAATAGGGCCGTGATGGGAATAGTTCTTGAGATTGCACCAGTATTTCTGTCGTAAGGTACTGCAGGAATCAGGGCGTCTCGACCATCTTTTTTGACGAGCTCTAACAAGCTAAACCCTGCAACGGATGCCCAAAACTCACGCCAAGAAGAAGGCTCTGCAATAATACCATCCATAAACAATCGGTTGACTTCGCAAAACTTTTTACTCCTGGCAAGCTCTTCTAAATCAACAGAAAATGGAACGCCCGTTGGTGCATTTCCAGCATATTTGCCAATGCCATCATTTACATCCAAAATGGTATCTATAAAAATATCTGGCGCTGTATTGGCATGGCCATTAGCGGTGGGAGATAAATATTGAAAATTTGGTTGTCCCCATGCGATGCCACTCACTGTTCCAGAAGTTCGCAACAATCTTGACTTGCGTCCCTGCGTGACAAACATTGTCAGCGAACGCAAATCTTGAACATTACGACCAGAATATAAATTCAATCCCACTAGTGAAAGATCGCTATATAAGCCAGCAAAAGTTGTAAATGGCTCAGTAATTTGCTCTGTAACTGCCGTTAAAGTAAGCTCTGGACCGTTGTCAAACGAGGTTTGATATTGTGTGTCAGCAGTATTGCTAAACAAATCCCATTCGTTGGTTTTGATTGGAGAATTATTCAATGGGGGAAGCATATTTGTGCTATTAACCACTCGCCCCGTAAAGGTCAGTGTTCTTCCGCCGCCAAGACTAATGCGGGCACTACTGCCACTATTTTCCAGATAAAAGAAACGATACAAGGAACCTTCATTAAGAGCCCTGCTCCTGAATTCAGACGTTGTGTCATGAATGGGTTCTAGTTCAAAGTGCCAATTGGCAGCATTGTTCACTCCTGTTTGTCCAGAATTGAATCGCAGATAAATAAAATTATCGTTATCTGCGGCACGTCTCACTGCAAAAATACCCTTTACATAGGAAAAATTACTGTCTCCAGAACGCTTATATTTCATCAAAAATAAAGATGTGCGCAGTTTGATGCCATTGTCGCTAATGGGATAGCCTGTAACGTTTCTACTGCCATATTTTTCTTGTCGCCCGCTAATCCTCCGAAAAACTCGTGCCTTTAGTGCTAGGTCAATAATGTGACATGGAGAAAGCGTTTCGTAGCTTGCTTTTTCAATTTTTACTAATGCTTTTGTAAAGAAATAATCATCTGATCTTGTTCCAGCGTTAATTTCGTTTTGATAATCAATATAGGCCTGAAGGTCCGCTCGTTCCTGTGTTGTTAATAAGCGCTTGAAGACAAGGCGCGTCGAAGGGCGAGCAAGGCCTCCTCTCACCGAAGTAACTTGAGTGACTTCCAATTCACGAATGCGGTTATTTCTCAATAAATCTTGCGGGGTTCTAGCGTTAGGGCTATCGTCTTCTGCCAACAAATCATCAACCACCCTTCTTAAGCGCACATAATTGGGATCGCTATCTGCAAGAGCTTGTGCACTTTCAGCGGCAGTATTGGCGCTGTAAGGCACGCTAGGGGCAAGTCCAGCTTCTACGCAGCGAAGCGTGACAGTCATGTTGCCATCATCGGTAGAGCCTCTGTTGACAGTGACAACGCTAAATTGAGCAGATCCAAGTTTGAAAATTGCTGCATTGTCAAACGCAGAAGACAATGCCCGTCGTTGATCAGCAGCCTCTTCTTCAACAGTAGTACTTTGTTGAGTGACGGTAGATGCAAGAGTGATCCTCAAAGTGGTTCCAACTGCAATGGGGCGAAGAGTTGAGGAAGGCGCAGAAGCCCCCCACGCGCTTAACGATGATGCAGTGATACCATTTATGGCACTTTCTTCCCTTCCGGCCTGATTGCGAATAATAATATCTACATTGATTGGTACTGGCGAATAAACCCCAAATCTATTAGCAATGGCGGGCGATAAAGCATGGCTAAAACCATCCCCGGCAGAAGTGGAAGACGATGGAACAATGCGATATAAATTACGACTACCCACGCCACTGGCAGCGGGATCTGCCTCGCCATTACCCCCAATTCTTAAGTCATTACCGCGAATAATACCAGTGCTATTAGGGCGAAAATAAAGCCAATAGTTTTGAGCAATGAGATCGCGAAGAGGAGTTTGGCCAAAAGCAGCGCGTTGATAATCAATAGCGCCAATACCACCGGCCCCAAGAACAAGTAACATTTGCACATATTGACTGCTGCCAAAACTTTTTACAGACGACCATAAAAGCGAAGTAGCTACTCTTACTCCGCCATTGGAATTAGTAGTTGTATTTGTATAAATTAAAATGACTGGATCGCCATATTTAGCGAGATCTTGAACAGTATTAAACCCAAAGCGTGGCGCAAATACATCATCGCGAGTTTGTTGGCGCTGGCCTGGTTGGTTCGGAGGGGACGGGCGAGGCGCCAAAAGCACTGCCGCTACTTGAAATAAAATGCCAACAATAGTTAAAATTGTAGTAACAATGGCAGGAAAATTTCGCGCATCTAAAATTGTTCCCTCTTTGATATCGCGATATTCATTTTGCTCTAAAACAAAATCTAAATATTGCTCTTTTGTGATCCCAAGACTTTCAATTAATTGATACTCGTAGGGCAATAATTTGCGATAATTATTTTTCATCACTCCGCCCAATAATACTTGCCTTTGGTTACTGTAGCAAATGGCAAACGAGTCACATGCTTACCGGGACTTAGCATTAGACAGGATTCGCCATCGATAATAACGGCCATTGCAATGCCGCCTGATGGGGATGGCAAGCAAAAAAGTGCTCCAGGAATGGCTTCGTGAATGCATTGACCATATTGTCGCAATAATTTTAAAATTTGGCGAATACTGATGTCTTGTGGACTATGTTCTTTGTATAAATTTTCAAATTGTTTCCGAAAATCAGTTAACCCTAAACGCTTTCTTGCTTCCATGCATAAAGCAAAGCAATTGGTTCTGCCAGTTCCATCGGAAGGACTGGACGACCAGTCGTATTTCATGCCAATTAAATCGTTAAAAGACGGCGATGGAGAAGAAGTCATTGAAGAAAAAGGTCAGCGCTAAGAGGAAGAATACCAACTAAATTGCGGGACAAGGAACGCGCAGGGAAATTAGCTCCCACGCTATCCATTGCTCCCCTGAATCTAAGCTCAATGGTAGTTTCTGAAAAAGCAGAGCCAATGCCAAGGTAACGCTCGGAATAAGTTTTAATTACAGCATCATTAGCATTGATCCAGTCAGTGGTTAATTTTAACCGGCTCAAGCGATTTCCGTTTCCTTGCTCGACCAAGCGCACGGCCACCTCTACATTTGGAAACAATATTTGCATTAATGAATTGTCTCCTCCTGAACTGGAAACTATTCCCTCTACGCGAAAAGGAACAAATGAATATCTTTGGCCGTCTTTAGTTCGTTGTTCATTAATAAAATAATTTTGATAGCGATGGATAACGGTGCCTCTTTCGGCGCCAAGCGTAATAGTATCGCTTGTACTTAAAGCAGCAAGCTGATTGGCAGTGCTACTGCTTGTAAAAGCAACAAGTTCAAAATACTGTACAATGCGAATATTGCTCATTGCTACACCAAGTCGGCAATTAATTTAACACCCACACTGCTAATATTTCGATAAACAGATTGAATGGTTGGAGCCTCGGCATAAAACCATAAAGTTTGAGCCGGAGCTCTTACTAAATTAATAGTGGCCGTAGACAAACCAGCAAACACCTCTACGGGCAAAGCAAAACCAATGCCTTGTCCCTGCTGTGTATTGTAGTGGTTAATAATTGCCTGTACAGTGCTTTCCGGCACATTAGCAAATTCAAGTTCTAAATTAAACCCAAAAGGACGATTGCCAAAGCTGCGGCGAATTGTTTTTCCAGATAATGCACGATAAATTTTTACGGGATATTCGCCAGTTGTTAATTGCCGATTTGTTGGCTTTAATGATGGAAAATTAGCCATGATTAACGAAGGCCAATACGACGGCGAGAATTGGGAGAGTTAGCGAGACGGTCAAGAGCAATAGTGGCTCCACGAGAAGCGCCTTCCCTGACAGCTATTCTACGAGTTTCGGCCATAGCAACTTCCAACTGGGCTCTATCCACATATTCCACGCCATTAATAGTCGTACTTTGGAAACTCATTGATAATACAGGAGTCGTAGCATTATTGCTTGCAGTATTGCCCATGCGATCACGAATGCTCGTGTCTTGAAGTTGCACTGGAATTGAACGACCATCAGGAAGCGGAACAATGGCTTCGTTGTAGCGCCCTTCTCCGACCAGTCCAAGCGTTGGGCCGGTAACCATGCCTCCATTGGCAAATGGCGTTACGGGGAATGGTTCCCAGCCGCCAGTGGCAATGCCACCATTGGCCCCAAAACGCCCGCCAAGAAATCTAGGCACTCTTAAGGCGCCAGTGCCAGAAAGATTATTGCTGGCCGTGGCGAGAGAACCACCTCCACCACCTCCACCAAACAATCCTCCTAAACCACTAAAAGCACTGCCCAAGCCAGCAACACTCATGAGGATGCTGCCGATACCACCAAGAACGCCAGATGTGCCTCCGCTTTGAATTTGTTGCACGCCAGCAGCAATACCCAATACTGAGCCAGCGGCGGCGCCAAGAGTTTGCACTGCTCTTCCAAGTGCTTGCCCAAAGCTACTACCTTGTCTTTGAGTTTCTTGAGTGCCAGCAGCTAAAACATTGCTAGCCATTTCAGTTTGCTGACTGATGCCAAATGTAGCATTTGAAAACACGTCTCTAGTGGCAGCAATGGATTGCATATAATCTTCTTGAACGCTAGTGAGAGAGCTAAGTTGTTCAGAAATGCCAGCAAAATTAACGCTTGTATCCCCCATTGCTTGTGCATATGTAACGCCAGTCATGTCTACACCTGCTCCGCCAAGTAAACCAGCAAGACCTCCAACAGCAGTAGTTGCTGTCTGTCCAGAAGGAGCAGCACCACCTCCTATTGCATTGGTAAGTTCTTTAATCGCTTTTGTATTGTCAATTGTGGCATTTGTATTGGCTTCTACTGGCGTAGCTGCTTTCTTTTGTTCTTCGTCTATGCCTGGAATATTTTTAGGAAGGAACATATCTCTTAAGCTTTCCTGGAAGAATTTTTCCACTGGGGCCATGGTGAAGTCCAGGAAAATTGTCAATACACGATCAGTAAGAGCTTCTTGGAACTGCTTTAACGCATCAGTTGCATCTTCACCTTTAATAACGGCCTTCAAGAAGCCTTTGTAGTCATTGCTTGTGCTCTTGACGAAATCATCAATCAATGCACGAGTTTGCTCAAGATTTCTCTTCACCTCTTGCAGGCGATAGATTTCGTCTTCCTTTTCCTTGGAAATACCTTTGTTTTCTTGACGAATCCTGAGACGACGTTCTTCTTCGTCGGAAATAGCACGCAGCAGTTTAAGTTCTTCTTTTAAATTAGCAATAACTTTATCGCTAATTCCTTCTTTTTTGAGTAGATTATTTTCATCGATAAGCTTGTTGGCTTCGGGGAGTAATTTTCTAAGCTTCTCTATTAAATCATTTTGAATTTTGTTTCTCTTATTTGCTTCGTCTGTCGTAATAATTCCATCTTTAACTTTTTGATTGTTTTCTTCAATAACTCTTGTCGCCTCTGCGATGCCAGCGTTGATCCTTTCTTGGATTTCATATTTTTGCATGGCTGCATCTAAGTCGTCACCTTCCAGCCCTTGAGCCTCAAGACGATTCCTTTCCGCAAGTAATGAATTTTGAAGCTTTTGTTCTGCTGGAGAGAAAATTGACGCCACATAATTTTCCAGCGCTAATTGAATTTTGCCATAAGCAATCTCTTCCGCTTGCAGGAGAATTAAGTTTTCTTTGCGTTGTGCAATTTCTACTTGCTGAGCCGCTAACGCATCACGCTTTTCACTGCCAGGCACTTTGCGGGGGGCGCCAGGACCAACTGCCTCGGGAGCCAAGGAAGCCAAGTGTCCAAGCTGGAAGTTGCCCTCTGGAGTGGTCACTTGCGCCATTAGTCCTCCTCTGCCTCCCACTTGACCATATTGGCCAATGGAAGCGCCTGGTTTCAGGGCAATGGGAGTACCTTGGGGAGTGAGATAGTCAATGGCGTTATAGCCATGCCCAGCAGCACCCCTAGACGTGCCAAAACTGCTTGCCGCCTTCCCGCCGATTTCCAAATACTTATCCACTAAATAACGCAAAGTCTTTTCTGTCATGCCAGCCGCTTGTGCGTGGAGATGAGGACCAGTAGAACGTCCTCGCGTGAGAGCGTCTTGGGACAAAGCTCCACCAGTTGTTGCTACTGTCCCAGGCAGAGCGGCGCCGCCAGCCACGCTTCCTTGCGCCAAAAGCACAGCGCTACGTGCTTTAAGCAGCGCCGATTGCCTTTCCATTTCGATTTGAGACAATTCTTTCTGCAGGCGAATGGCTGCTTTTTGAAAGCTATTGGCACGAGCTTCTTGAAGATCAAACTCAGCATTGATCATGCTCATGCGATGCTCGTGCAGTTGCTCAATGCGATCAATTTCTGCTTGAGTGAAAGCCTTGGCAAGCTGGTCTTGAAGGTTGTAGTAACTTTCAAGGTTAGTTGTTTTAGTATCTTGGAGCGTATTTTCTGCTTGCGTAGCGGCAGGATCAGGCTTGTTTAGTCCAAGCTGGGCGGCCCTTCGTTTTGCCACCTCTAAGTCTGCTCGCCCTTCGGTTTCTACTTTCTCGAGTGGCTCCTTCAGTTTATTTAACGACCCAAGCAAAAAGCCTTTGGTTGCTTCCTCGCCTACTTCTACACCAAGCCGCTCGGCCTCTCTTTTTTGCGCTGGAGTTAGAGTAATGAACTCGACCACTTTACCACCAGGAGCATTCCTTTTCGTGCCCGTTGTACCCTCTATCTGTTGAATAAAACCTTCCAAATCTTGCCTGTCCGCTTTGTTCTCGGCAAGAGTCCTTTCTATCATGGCCACGTTGCCGGTTCTGCGGGCATCCGCCATTGAGTCGATAGCTTGCTTGGCTCTGTCTGCCGCCTCTTTCGCGCTATTTCCTACTGACAAAAATGCAGCAGCGAGACTTCCCAAGAGGACAACTACCGCCCCAATACCAGTGCCAATTAACAGTCCCTTGATGGCAAGCCCAAAAGCAGTCGTTGCTCCACTGGCGCCTAACGTGGCGATTTGCGCCCCCGTGGCTTGAACACCAAGAATCCTGTAGGCGGCAGCTAAAATAGTTGCGCCTGCTGCCCCGCTCCTGCTTATGCCCTCAACGGCTTGCATCGTATTCAGCGTTCCCATTAAAAGCAACGCCGCTAGCTTGGCCGCATTAAAGCCTAGAACTAACAAAGCAAGATTGCCAATAACAGAAGTAAGATTTCCTCCTAGAAATGTAAACAATGGGTTGAGAACATTGCCAATTATTCCGGCCAAATTCATTGTAAAAGTAGCCGCTTTTTGTACTTCCGCCACGAAGGCTTCAATATTTTTAACTTGTTGAGCAATAGCTGGATCTTTTGCGGCTTCGTTTAAAGATTCATACTTGGCAGTCAAAGCTGCAACATTCTGCTCGGCGGCCTTAATTTCCTTGGCATCGGCTCCACCAGTCTTCAAAGCGGAAACATCCGATTGAGCAGCCTCTAATTGCTTTCTTACTCTGTCCTGCTCGCCCATGGCGATTTGAGCCGCAGCGGAAATCTCCCTCATCGCTCCCCCGAGTGGTCCCAGAATGGCTTGCGCCGCAGCATTAGCCAATGGAGCGAAGCTTTCCAATGTGCGCTGGAAATCGCCGCCAACAGTATTCAACAAACCCTGCAACGACCTACCCGCTGCTTGAGCGCCAGTGCCAAAACGATTCATCAATTCATCACTTACCTTCGCAAACACTTCTCTAAATTTGCCGCCGACAAACACTCCATCTTCCATCGCCTTGCTGAAATCCTTGACGGACATGCCAGCGGCTTTTGCAAAGATGGCCAAGGCACCAGGCAGTACGTCGCCTAACTGTCCTTTAAGTTCTTCGCTCATGATTTGCCCCTTGCTGGCCATTTGCCCAAAGGCATAAATCACTCGCTCCGCTTTGTCTGGAGTGAGCTGAAGGGCTGCAGTGGCGGCACTGATGCCGGTAAAGAGTTTTTCAATGGACCCCGAATCGAAGCCAGTGGGGGCCATGGAAGCATAAAGACGAGTGAAGCCCGTGCGTGTGGTTTCTAGATTGAGGCCAAAGGCTCGCTGTACGTTGTCCACGTACAACAGCTCCTTGGCGAACGTGCCGGTGTCTTGCGTTGCCGTTTGTAACGCATTATTGTATTGTTGTTGACTCTTGGCCGCATTGAGCACTTGACCAGGGAGGCTCGTAATAAAAGCAAGGCCCTTATAGGCAGTGCCGTAGAGCAACACTTGCTTTGTTGCCATTAAAAATTCACCGCCGATCTCACGCAAGCCGCCAAGGAGAGGCACTTGCGAAGCTCGAAAGTTTTTCATTGATGCGCTAGCCACGTCCAAGACCGTCTTAAACTTCTCCATTTGACTGCCTGGACCGATGAACGTGGCGGGGCCTTGACGCCCTCCCAGTGGTAAAGTGTCCGACGGAAAGCCACCAGGAGGCACATAGCCCTGTCCAGTAAAACCGCCTCCACCTCCTCCACCGCCGCCTCTTTCTAGTGATCTCCTGAATCCAATGATGCCAGCTTCTTGCTCGAGAACCGCACGCTCTCGTTCCGCCGAGCGTTCATAAGCTCGCCTAATCCGATCTTCTTGCGCCGCATTGGCGCCAGTCATCCCAGCGGGCGGAAGACGTAGCTGGCTTGAGCCTCCCATCGCATATCTTTGTCCAGCACTAAAGCCCATTTGCTGCGCGATGGTATTAAAAATACCTTGCACACCTGGATCTTTGCGCTTAGAAGCAAACGTTTGTCCTGCTCCAGGCAGTAAGCCTCGATTTAATTCTTGGCGTAAAGCTACAAATGCTGCTCGTGCGGCATTGCGAGCGTCAATGGCCGCAGCCTTGTTGATAGCCTCTTGGAATTTCTGTCTTTCTTCCAATGGCAATACCTTGCCTGTCATGTCGATCTTGGCTCGCCCAGCACCCACCTCTGGCGCCCTGTATGAGGGTTGATCAGCTAACATGCGCTGAAAGCCCTTTGTGCCGCCTGCAGCAGGTAACAGGCGTCCACTCATTTGCGTGGCTATGGCATTTTGAAAATCAATGACAATAGCCTTCTGGATGGCGCTAGCGAATTTACGCGCATCCAGCATTTCGCGAGATGGCAACACACCTGCAATTTTTCCTGCAGAAAGTGCACGTAACGTTGTGGCCGCATTGTTCATTGCGTCCGCAAGTTTGCGAGTAGATTGCGGAAGGTAACTGTTAGCAGAGAAGGCCTCGGCAAACATTTGCGTGCTCTTGCGCAGTTGTTCGTAGAAATTCCGAACAACTTGCTCTTGAGCACCTATGCCTCCACCAGTCTGTCGGCCTGGCGCAAGCAATCGTCCTGTTATAGGAGGAATCATTTTTGCCGCGATTTGCGCGGCGTATTGACTAGCGCCTTGAAGGTTTTGCGCAAAACGATCGAAAGATTTTAACTCTGTTTTTAATACTTGTCCGTCAAAAATTTCAGCAACTTTAATTTCTACAACTTTGAAATAACTAGCAAGAATTGCATCGACACGTTTCTTTAATGTTTCTATGGAAAGAGCAAGTTTTCCAGAAGGTCCTTCTGGAAACATAGGCCCTCCAGCGGCAAAAATCGCTTGGAGACCAGTTGCAACAGACGCCTTTTGTGCACTTGTCCTGCTAATACTTGGGAGCAAGCCAGCAGGACTCGCCTCTGGAGGGGCTGCCGACAGCAAACGCCCGGATGATGATGGTCCCGCAAAAACGCGCTGTGGCGTTACTGCTGGCCAAGAAATCGCGGGAAGACTTTTTTGCGCCGCCAGTTTTGCTTGATTGCCTGCCTGCCTCAACAGAACAGAACCCACCTCTGTGATTACGACTTTGACAATATTGTCAAGCGTAATAGTACGCTGCCCCGCTTGAATTAATCTTTGGACAGTGGCATTTATGCCTTCCAAGCTTTGCTTCGCCAATGACTTTGTAGAGCCCCTAGCAAAACCAGCCAATGCGGCGACGCCTCCAACCCCTAAGGCGCCTATTAACATCGCTTCTCCGCCTACTTCCAGAGCTTTATGAAGAGCCTGCAAGCTAACCTCTTGTACTACGCCAGTTAGGCCAGCGGTATCACCAATGCTAAGGCGACCCAGTTGCCTTCCAACTCCCAATACTCCCATGCCGCCAAGCTTGGTTAGTCCGCCGGTCACGCCAGCTCCAATACCTTTAGCGCCACCAACAATCGCTCCGGTTGCACCACCTCCTAATGCACCTAACGCTCCTCCACGCACTCCAGACCTTGTGGCAGCTCTTCTTCCCTCTTCAAAGCTCGTTTCAAAAGCAAAACCAAGAGACCTACCAGCGCTGCGCAACAGTGCAAGTAGCCGATCTAAGGCTTGGCTGATTCGCGTTTCGCCTTTTGCAATACTGGATTCAATTCCAAGAACAAGCCCTTCCCCAGTGTCTTTGCCAATCTTTTCTGTTTTTTTCGATGGAGATCGAGTGTCAAGGCTGGTGCGCAATTTTTCAAGGACAGCATTGCCCATTTTTGCCGCCGCCTGACCGGCCTCCGTTGTTCCATCGAGAAGCTTATTAATAAGCCCTTTGTTGGCGTCATCAGCAGCCAACTCAAAGCCCTGGCGTAATTGCTTTTTAATTTCCTCAGTTGACTTGCTAAGGTCAATTCCACCAATGCCTTCGTCAATTGCTGTTTGTGCAACACGTCGAATCGCGTTTTTATCAAAACCTCCTTCTCTGACCAGTATGCGAGTTAAATTTTGCAACTCTTTAACGCGAGCAGCGCCGCCAGCGGTGCGCTGTCCAATCACTCCTGCCTTTCCGGCAGAGGCGGGCGGCATTGTCGCCAAAGTCCTGGCTAGTTCTTGAGCCCTTTCTAGTTCTTTTTTAAGATTGGTATTAACTTCAACGTAAAATTTCTTATCGCTTATATAACGATTTAAAAGTCTAAATTCACTAACAATTTTTGTTCTGTCAAATTTGACGCTTAGATTGATTGACTGACCAGCAAGATCTGTGCCAAGACGATTTAACTGCCCGCGAAAATGGCTAAGATCTAAACCTACCTTTAGCAGAAGTTCAGCGTCTTGAGCCACGTTTACACTGTTGCCACTATTCTCTTAATTCTATAGTCATTGCTCTTGATTGCGCCCGGCAAAAGCTTTTAGTTCATCTGCCAAGAGAGCAATAACGCGACCATCCATCACGCGCTCTTTCATGAGACGCTGAAGCACAATAAGACTCTCATCCGTCACTCCATCTTCTTTTTTGATTGCTTTGGTATCAAATGGCAGGAAATCTTCTGGTTTAATCTTGCTCTTCTTGCCCGCCATCATTCCAGCAGCCATGGCGCCAAGCTTTGCCGTGGCCAGGCTTTCCGTATTGTATTTAGTAATATCGTGCTTCTCTAAAAATTTCAGGGCAAGCTTTACATCGTGAACGCGCTGCTTTCCAAAATTATGCGCATACCAACGATCATCCTTATAGTCGGACGAACAGAGGCGAAAATACACCTCGTTCCAATTGGTCATGTTTTTTAGGAAATGACGCGCTTGGTCCTCTAGCTGTTCTGCGACTGAGCTGGAGCTTTCCTTTGAGCTTTTTTTGCTGCGGTGTTAGCCTCCTTGACTTCTGCGTCTTGCTCAGCAGCAATAAATTCAACCACTTTTGTGATAATAGAACGAGGCAGGCCCTTGGTGTCTTCTAAGTCCCAATCAGACAGGTCTTGCCATTCGTTGTCAATCATGCCCTGACCTCGAGAGCGCATAAAGGCAGTAACCATGCGAGCATTAATGGCTTCCACGGAAGTAGTGCCAGTAATCATTGCAAGAGTTTCGTCAGTGAAGTCTGACAGCAGTTCTGCTTCGCTAATAGCACCACCGCCTTGAAGAAGGGCAAATGCTTCATCCAAGGGGATTTCCTTCGATGCAGCAATGCGCTTGGCCAATTGAACGGCACGAATGGTGGCTTGGCTTTGAAGCTTGCTGATTTCCTCTTGCTCAATGGCTTCCGCCACAAGCCAGCCATTGTATTTCTTCAGTCGAATGTCAGGAAGAAGATCGAAATAATCTTCAGCCTTAGTTTGGACTAGGAAGCTGTACTTGCTCATGATCAAGAATGTTTAGCAAAGCGTTGAACACTTTCACTCGTTCATGACTGGAGCGAAATTCTTTGGGAATCTCGACCAGGAACGAATGGTTGTCGTTTGAAATTCTAATGGTGGTTTCGCGACAAGCAACAAGACAAAGAATGCCAGCTTGTAAAGCAGTGCCTTCTATTTCGTTGTTAATAGCGTGGACTGTTTTATCATGGCTATGGAGATAGTCAATTTTCATTAGGACGAAAATGCTGCTCGTATCCTATTTAATAATTCTTGCTTAATTTCACTGGTGTCAAATTTTTGAGGCACTGCAAGCTCATCAGTCCATTCGCGAGGTTTTAAATTTGTTTTGGATCCATCGTGGACATAACGGGCGTAAGCCTGACCGGCCTCGTTCTTGGCGTCCCACTTCCAACTGGCCATGGCAGTAGTAGGCGACAGCGTGACGTTGCAATTTTCCACGCCACTGTCGTACAGTTTTCCATAATCGTAAATATCGCGAGGACTGTCAGCGTCTCGTATTAGCGCCGTAGAGCTTTTGCGCTTAGTTTCCCCTGGATAGTCCCATTTAGGCGTTTTAAATTGCTGTTCCCAATATTTTTCATTAATGTCTTCCCAAACCCACTGCTCAAAAGCTTGCGCTAATTTATTGGCCAAAACTTGAGCATTGCGCATGCGAGCGCCAGTAATCGTAATGACGCTCATGATGGATATAAATGACGAAGCACTAGTTCGGGAATTACAAAACGACAACGTTCGTAAGCCACGTCGTCTCCAGGGGAATAACGAGGTGTGGAGTCAGGAAATCTTCTGATTATTCTTTCCATTGCCTCTGCGATTTCCTTGCCGTCGGGATTGTATTGGACTAAAATCACTTCCCAAAGCTGCCGTATTTTTACGGTGCCCCCCAAGGGCGAACGAGGGGAAAGCTCAGGATATTGTCGCATTGTCACTTCTAAGCCCACTGCTCTCCATTCGCTTGGCACGCTCTTTTGCCCCACCACGTACACGGCAGGAATAGAAGAGCCGTCTGGCAGGATGTACGAGCCGATTAAGCTTGGAGCGGCGTCCAGAAGCTCTGTGATGGTTTCGCGAAGTTGAGAGACATTCATAATGCCATGCTAAGAAAGAAAAAGCCTCCCGCAGGGGAGGCTAAGGAAACCATGGGAGGGAAGGTCAGGAGTTGGGAGCAGTCGGAATGATGCTGCCAGCCTCTTCGGCGTTTTGATGGATGCCGATGCGACCACGGCTGGTCAGGTCGAAGGTCACTTCCACGAGGTTATCGGCAGGATAGCTCTCGTTGTAGTTCATAACGCAGGCAACAAAGGCCACGCGGTCATAGTAGTAAGTGTTGCCCGAAGCACCCAGTTGCTTGTTGATTTCCACATACACTTCGTGGTTTTTGTCATACCGCGAAGCACTAATGGTTTGGAAAGCTTCGTCGAAGCTATTGGGAATGAAGACGGTGCCATCAACGTCCTTCTGGAAGTAGGAGGTGATGGAAGCAGTGGCTTGGCTGGTAACGATCACGCTATCAGCAAAACCGCCGCCGCCAAGCAGATAGAATTCGGTGTTGCCATCGTTAAAGGCAACAGTGGCGGTAGTAGCTGCTTGCAGCGTATAAAGGGTGGGAGCGCCGCTAACAGTGAAAGTAGCGCCGCTTTGAGTGATGGTAGGACGAGCCGTCCCTGCAATTGAGCCAACACGAACAATAACGTCTTGGCTCTTAACCAATTCTGTGGGGTGGTAGAGCATGATGATGCCTCAACAATGGAGAGAGAAAGTGGTCGAGCGTCAGACGTTCTGAACGCTTCCTTTGCCAACCAGTCTAAAAATTCCTCTGATTGGCGTGCCTAAGAATTGCCAATAATGTTCAGCAATTTGTTCATTAGGCAATAGCTCAAACCGTCCTTCTCTTCCATTGATTGTGGCAGCAGCGGAGCTTCCAGGAGAGACGCCAGAGAGAGCCAAGGGGCTCGTCAATCTTCCCTCCATGTAAACAGCCGTATTATCTGCACCAAGCAAATAATCGTACTGAGGATTCCGCTTTTGCCTCAAGGTGGCATAATACGTGACGCCCGAAGACAATGGCACGTAATTACCAGTGGATTGATCAACGGCATAGCCAGAAGCCACTGACCACACAAGCGTGGCATTAGCTAAAGGCAGGAGACCATTGATCATACAACGAAGCCAATAGAAGAAGAACCAGCGACGGTTTCAAGCATTCGTTTGAACTCTTGGCCATATTGAGTGGCATTGAGTCCTTCGCCATACACTTTGCCTTCTGTGGCACCAATTTGGATGCCCATTTGAGCCAATTGAATGGCGATAATGTGAGCCGCAAGGTGCTTTACTGCCCTGTCGGTTTGGCTACCAAACACATCAGCCGACGCATCGGCAGTTGCTTCAGTGATAGCCCCGTTCACAATTCCCGATGGATGGGGAGTGAATTCAGGGAAGCGCTCTAGAAAGCTTGCGTAGGTGACGGCCATGATTATGCCTTTCCAGTGCGAATAGCTTCCAAACGCTTGTTAATGGCATTACGAATGCGCACTCGCCCTTCAATCTTTTTCCAATCGCCCAATTGCTCGGGATCATGGATAAGTTCAACAGTGCGAATGGCTTCGACGAGAGGAAGTTGAGAAAGAGTGCGAACATCCTGCGGAATGTTTTCTACAGTCAGTTGCTCTTTAAGCTCTTCGATGGCACCAATGGCCATAAGACGTTTAACGGTCCTGTTTTCCCGAGCTACTTTCCATTGACCCTCAGGCACTTCTTGGTTAAGACCAGGAGTGAGTTGGATCATTCCTCCGTCGGTGATAATGCCAAAGCCACCTTCACGCGGCGGGTTTTCAAGTTCGGGGCGATAAGCAATAAGCATTTGATGTTCAAAAAGAACTGTTGATTAGCTTAACGCCCCTCCCTTGACTACGCTCAAGCCGATTCTTGAACGTAAATGACGCTCTTGGGATAGTACAGAGCGACACCACCCACACGGGCATGAGCAGGAACGATGAATTCCAGACCACGCTGCTGGGGCGGGAACAGTTCAAGCGGCTGAGGAATGTGCAGTTGCACTTTCTCGGGGTCACGCTTGTACACCACCATCCGATTGGTGTTGAGCACGCTATTGCCAGCATCAAGCTGGTTCAGAGGCTCAACGTTACGGATGTAGGGGTTGGTGCGCAGGAAGTATTCCAGCACGGTCACATCCGAGGAGTCCGAATTACGACGAGTGGAGATCTCGCGGTAATCGTCATAAGCCATCAGGATGGTGTCGGGCTGCTCCTTCATCTTGGAAGCGTTGATGATGGCAGTCACGCCATAGTTCAACAGTTCCAGCATTTCCTGAGCAGTGGTGCCGCTGCTGGTGAACCACTTGTCAGCAGTCACCACATCAACGGTGGAGTTGTTCAGGAAGCCAGCCAGACCAACGGACGACTCTCCGAAGAAGGCCACATCTTCCACTTTCTCTTCGTAAGCACGACGCACTGCAGAAGCACGGCGTTGCTCAAGAGCAATGTTGGCCATTTGAGCAGCACGCAGTTCTTGAACGGTGTAGCCGAAGCTGCCGCCAAACGAACGGATGTTGATGCTCTTTTCCACCTGGCTGATGTCGGCACGGGGCAGATCATCGGCAGCATCCGCAATCAGACGGAACTCACCAGTGGAGTCCATGATGCGGTAGGTGAAGGTTTGGGCGCCAGGACCAGCTTCGCTGGTTACAGGCAGAATGGTCGGGTATTTGATGTCAGCGTACTGAACTTCAAACACCTGAGGGCGGATAAATTCAAGCTGACGCTCAAGAAAGAGCCCAGCTTCGTCCATGCGAAAATCAGACATTTGGGGGCCTCCTATCAAGTGTCAGCGGTGAGGGTGAACGAAGGGCCGTTCAACTCAACAATCGCCAGGCCGGAGCCAGTGACGGAAGTGAGATAGCGAGCGTTCGACAGAACAGCGCTCTTGTTGGCAATAGCATCGCCAGTAAACTGACCGGCATATTTAACGCCAGTAGCAGTGTGAATGACGCGCACTGCAGTGGCGGGGGTGCAATCGCCATGCACGTACACGGCAACAGCGCCTTCGTTGGCCACGTTCAGCACTTGCTCATCCTTCACGCCAGGACGGCTGTTGGAATCAAGAGCGGTTTCGTCCACATAGGTGAGGACATTGAGGCCAACAACGGTTTCGCCAGTACCACCAAGAGTCTTGGCAGAATTAGCAACAGTGCCGCCGGAAGCATAAGCAACGACATTACCGAAGGCGATAACAGCGTTGGTTTCATTGACATAGGTGCCAATGGTATTGTCGCGAATGTCGGACAGTTGACCTTCCAGCAGGGGATCATGCTCCAGGGCATAAGCCTGTTGCACACCACCAGCGGTAGGAGAGCCCGAAGCAGTAAAAACTACAGCCATGGATCAGCGCTCCTTAGAGACGGAGAGGGGGTTTTTCCAAGCGTTCTGCAGCTTTTCCATATAGGAAGCAGGAGCAGAAGCAGGAGTGGCGATGGAAGCAACGGCTTTGCGAAGCTCATCAGTGGTGGCAGAGTCGCTGCGAGGAGCAGCTTCGGCCAGAGTGTCAAACATGGCAGTCACATAATCGTCGGAACGCTCCGACAGATCAGCATCGCCACGAACGGCCTTGATAGAGGCTTCCATGATCTCACGGGCAGTTTTGCCAGCAAAATCAAAAGCCGAATCAAGAGAAGGACGAGCTTTGTCAATCAGAGCAATGCGCTCTTCAACAAGGCTGTCCACGTTGACTTGCTCAGCAGCGTCAAGCTCTTGCTTAAGGCTTGCCACCTCTTCAGCGAGGGCATCGGCGCGGCCTTCGGCAGCGTCGCATTTGCCTTGCATTTCTTTTTGCATGGCGTCCATTTCTTCCTTCATTTTGGAAGCTTCGGACATCATGGCATCGTACTTTTTCTTCATGTCCTCGTAAGACATGCGGGCGTCGTCGCGTTCTTTAGTGATCGCCAGAGCTACGCTCTCGCTCACTTCAAACTCGGCGCCATCAAAATTGACCTTTGCAGTCATAGATGGTTCCTCAATGGTGGGAATCAGTGAAGGATCAGCAGCATCTAGACGATCTAGATGAAGCTTCACTTGCGGGCCTGCGCGGCCCCGACGAACAACGGCCACGTGATTACCATTAATGGCACGTTGAATGCCATCGTAGTTCTCGCCGCCGTCAGTGACGCCAGGCGTAGGATCGTAATCAACCCTGTAGCCAGCGCTGACCTCCTTTGCATCTCCCCGCATAATGCGTGCAATAGCTTCTTGATCAGTAATGGTCATGACGGCACGGACAAAGCCGTTGTCATAAACAATTTCTGAGCCAGTGAAGCCCACTTGATAGTCCTTTGTATTGGCGCTATCTAGTAGTACGGGAGGATGCTCAAAGGTGATTGCTTTGCCCGCAAATGAGGCCAAGCTTTCGGGAGACGCCACTTCTGTTTCAGGACGATATTCACGCCTAATGGAACCATCGGCATCGGTGTAATGTTGTACACCAGTGCGAGCAATGGTTGCCCAAGCACGAAGATAACCCTCAGGGGTTAGCTCGTACTTGTCAATGGGCGCGATGTCGTAACGAAAACATGTGTCGCTCATATATTAAAAATAACAAAATAAATGTATTAAACTACGATTCTTGTTCCATAGGTGAAACACCGTGCGTCATTTGCTCAATAGCACGACCAATGTTCTCAACATGCCTCACCTAGAGCGACGCATGCTTGTGGCTCAGCGCATGAAGGAGGCGCGTTTACATAGCGGCATGTCACAAAGAGACATTGCCAAAGAACTACACATTGGAGCAGCCACTTACTGCCGCATGGAAAGAGGAGAAAGCGAGCCGTCAGCAGTGCAAATTACGACACTCAGTGGTCTCTATGGAGTGACGGTGCTGTGGCTTCTTGGTCTGCCTAATTTCGTCGTAACTGTTGATCAATCCTCTTCATCGTCATCGTCTTGAAGCCCTTCAAGCTGATTCTCAATGCCAGTCATTACATAAGATTTGGCAATGGCTTCAGCTTCAAAAACAAGCATTTTCACAGGATCAAAATACTCATGGGGCTTGTCATAGCTATTCACAACAAAAATGTGAGTTTCATCTAGTCGCCCATTCTTAAAATGCTGCTCCTCGACTAGCCGCCAATTGGAAGTGTCACGATGTTCGTGAGCAGAAAGAATGCACAGCGCCTTCATCACGCCAATGCCATCTTCCTCATCTTCAATAACGCGCACGTATTCGCTCACTGTTCCTTATTGCGACTTTCCACCATTGTAATGATGCGATTAGCCCACGCCCTGCCTGCATCTCCGCCCCATAGAAGCCATGCAATGTAACCAGCATCATTTTCGCCACCGCTTTTATTCTTTTCGTGACGAGAAAAGAATGCCGCCATTCGTTTAATCGTCGCATAGCTGATTTTGCTACCACCGGCTAAATCACCAGCCCGCGCCACTCCACTGCCAATGCCCTGCTTGCCAGCTTCTTGGGTGGTCAAACCACCTTTGCCATGTTTCTTGCGAAGTTCAAGGCCGCGACGCGCTGCAGACCTTACAGACGATGGAGGGGCGAATGATTCAGCGTCGCCCCTCAATCCTTTCCCATGGAATCTTCCACTTCTTTTTCTTCCATTTCGTTTTCCTCTTCTTCGCCCATAATGGTCATGACATAGCTGTCCCAATATTCATCACTCTTTCCTTGGCGGCTCATGCCAGCTTCTGACAAAGCAATTGCAATTGCTTGCTTGCGATTTGTAACAGGCTTTTTATCGCTGCCCTTAAGGGTGCCAGCCTTAAATTCACGCATCACCTTGCGAACTTTGGCTTGCTTTTGCTTGCTAGTCATGATCCTATGGGAAAAAAGTAATGGGCGCTGTTTCAATATTAACGCCTGGCCACACTTTGCCTCGATGCAAAATTAATGCAGTCATCACGCGCTCGGCTAAGAAAGAAATATAACGACAGTTATATCCTTCAATTTGCATAATTTGCTTTTGATGGTTGTCCCAAATAGGCCACATACAGTCAAGAAGCGTTTGCATAATTTCGCAATAGTTTGCATGGTACCCTCGCGCCATGATATGACCAAAGAAAACATTCTGATTGAATGCTTGTTCAAGATCAGTGCGGGAAATTGGCATGAAGCCTTTGTCAGCCGCCCATAAAGCAGCTTCGATGCCATTCATGCCTTCATGCCCTTCACGGTATTGACGGGCGATGGAAAAAGGAAAGTTGACAGGCTCTGGAATATAAACCGTATCTTCCTTAGAAGGTTCTAATGCTTCATCGCTCCATTGCCTGCGATATTGAGCATTGCCAATAAATTCATCAGTGGCATTATTAATAAGCCAATAAATACCAGTGAGTTCTGACCACCATTTGTTATACGACGAAATATTGTGACCAGCATTGTCCAAAAGCCATCCCGCATGATTTAATTGCAATTGTTCTGCCATGGAAAGATTTTCAGCCCCTAATTTCATCCAATACAAAGAAGCGGAGGAGGAATAGCGAGGTTCATTGTCTCCATGACACATCACATAGAGATGGTGATCTTCAGCTTTCATAAACCTGCCTCGCCGCCCATAGTTCGTTGTAATTGTTCACGCCTTTGGCTCCCACGCCAGTCAAATCGCCGCCACCAGAAGGCTTGCTCCATGCAAAAATGGTGCCATCGGGCAGCACAAATGCACGATTTTTTTGTTGATGAGTGGGAGTGAGTTCAAGATAGTCGCCATAAATAAAATCAGCATCGCCTCCGTTCATGGCCAATGCCTGTCCGAGCAACGTAGGACCAGTGGGGCACAGTGGAGTAATGCCATAGTATTTTTCTTGACAATTGCCGACAATTAAATCAATTGCATTTTGCAGGGCAAAGTTATTAGGTTTTGAATAGAGAACAGTGGTAGCGCACGCCCAACTGGTATAACTAAAACGTTGAATGTCTCTAAATGCAAGCCATTTAATTCTGTCGCCAAGCTCTACTGGCGTAACGCAACGAATAGCAATATCAAAATACCATCCGCCAAGTTTATTGAGAAGACAAAATCTTCCTAAATCAGCCTTGTAAGAATAGGGCCGAAGCGAATCATAAGCTTCAACCACAGAAGAACAATAATTGTCTGCAATAAATTGGCGAAGCGTGGTTTTGTCGTAAATGGTATGCGTGGCATTTGGAAACGCTTGTTTAATAGTGCCAGTGGCGTATTGAAGAAAAGGAGAGAGCGATTGATCTTCGCTATCAGAAAGATAAATTTGTGAAATGTGCATGATCAATCAATGCGAGCGGGAGTGCCAAAACCTTTAAATTCTTTTTGTTTAGTGGTCGCCAATGTACGCTCCACTGCTTTCAGCATTTGCTTGGTGACGTAAGGCCAAGTGAATGGCTTTTCATGCACGCGATTAAAACACCACTGCCCTGCCTTCGCCAATTCATCGCGGTTTGCATAGTACCAATCCAAAATGTCGCAAAGACTTTCGGGCGATGCTTGACCGCGCTCTAGTCCATAGTTTCTATCAGTTTCCCAGCTTTCAATGGCAATGCGAGGAATGTCATGAAAAATTTCTTTCAAGCTTGTATGGTCGGGAACAATTTGAGCCACGCCAGTTGCGGCATGTTCAGTGTTTACAAGCCCCCAACCCTCACCTAGACAAGTATTGATGCCCACGTCTGCAGCATTGTACACTTCGTTAAGTTTTTCAACAGGAAGGCAATTATGAGTGGAGAATTGTGGGCTACTAAGAATAAGTTTGCCAGTTGGGTCGTAGCCTTTATCGCGAGCCACTCGCTTAAACAACGGAACAATTTCCCATCCCATATCTTTGGCGCCCATATTGAGCCATAGGCGAGCATCTGGCTTATCTTTTGCAAATTGAACGAAGCCTTTGATGGTTAAATCAATGCGCTTGCGAGGCTGATTTCTGTTGCCATTGAAGACGATAAACACATCTTCTGGCACTCCCAAGCTCTTTCGGCATTCATTCTTATCAATGGGAAAAAATTTAGTGAAATCAGTGCCGTGACCAATGATGTCAATTGGCTTGGTGTAGCCCATTTTTTCAAGCTCAAGCTTGCCAAATTCTGTGTAGGTGGCAAGTCCATCCCATTCGTTAATGCTCTCTAGAAGCTCCGGGAAAAGCCCGTAGCTGTCAATAGGAGTGTAGGTGAACCACTTAAAGCCAATGCTTTCCTGGAAGGGCTTAGCTGCTTTCCAGAGACTGATAGCGCACCAAATATCATTTGTCACCCACACCAAGTCGGGTTTAATAATTTGAACTAGTTCGCCAATGCGATGAGAGCCAAACGGGTCGGAACCATGCACCATGGCTGGATACATTTTGCAATATTCGTGCATTGGCGTAGGGTCACCATGCCAATTTACTGCGAGCACATGCACTTCATGCTCTTTTGCCAATGCGGGCAGAAGATATTCCGCCACTCGCCCAAAACCAGTTTGCACACTTGCGTCGCCGCAATAAAGAATTTTGGCCACAAAACCATTAAAGCTTGCTCAATAATACAAGGCTTTTAGACTGTGGCAAAGGGAAGGCGACATGCGCATCGCAATTATTGGCGCGGGATGGACTGGCTGTCATTTAGCGGCAACGCTCATGAAGGAGCATGAAATTATCCTTATTGATAAGGAAGGGCAGCCTTTTTGCGGCACGTCACAAATCAATCAAAATCGCTTGCATCTTGGTTATCACTACGCCAGGAATAAAGCCACCCGAGATATGTGCCGCAATACATTTGCTCGATTTATGCAGGATTATGGCCACCTAACGGATGGCATGAACAATAATTTCTATGCCGTGCCGCAAAACGAAAGTTTGTTGGACTATGGCACCATTGCTCAAATTTTTAGCGATGGTTGGGAGCATGAGGAGGTAAGCGCTTCGTTTCTTTTGCAGACAGAAGCCGTCATTCGCACGCAAGAGCGCTTCATCTCGCCATTGGCGGCACAGCGCTTTTTTGCCGACTTGCTAAAAGATGTGCTTTGGCAAGAAGATATTAAGCAAAGTGATATTAATGGATTAAAAGAAAAATATGATTTAGTGCTGGACTGCACAAACAATACTTTGCTTCGTCCTTTGCACAATGACTATTTTGAAACAGTGGCAATGTTTCTCTATAGCAAGAAGAAGACTTTGCCCTTTGACGCCCTCACTTATATTGACGGCCCATTGTTCTCTTTCTATCCCTACGAGCACGGTTTAGTTTCTTTTAGCCACGTAGAGGATAGCATCATTGATGCGGCCAAAATGCCCATTGCTTGCTATCCATGCAGCACCACTAAGCTGAAGCAGGCAAGAGAAAGGGCTGAACTGCATGCAAGACTTTACTGGCCATCTATGAATGATTACTTGTCTTACGAAGAAACAGTGGTATCAATGAAAAGTAAGCGAGCAAATGCCAGCGCTTATAGGGCTCCGTTATTTCGCCAGCAAGATAATTTGCTCTCCATTTTTACAGGCAAAATTCAAGGCATTTATGCCATTGAAGAGCGCGTAAGGCAAACCATTCAAGGCTTATAAATTTCAGCAAAAAGATGATATTCGCCTGGATGTCGCTGACAGTGCAACAATTCGCGCACCACTGCTTGCGAATAACCACTACTTCTTAATGCGCTAGCAAAATTAATATGATCGTCATCTTCAACGATGCGACCAATGTCTTTATCACTTACATGCACATGGGCAATATATGGAAAGTAACCGTACAACACATCAGCGGGGCATTGATCTTCTAACCATGAATTAGAAGTGTCGATCATGGTACGCACTGCCTTAAATTGATATGGAAGTATGGCTTCTACGATTTCGCTAACTGTAAAAAAATAATTTCCCCCATAATGTCTCGCAATTGGTTCAATGCAAATGATGGTATTGTTTTCCGCAAAATCATCGTCAAATTTCTTTAATACGCTTAGCAATGTATGGTAACTACCTTTACGCAGGCCGGGACTGCCGAGAACCATGCGCTGTAAATGCAAGCGCTGTGCACATTCTAAAAGCCATTTGAAATGTTTTTCCAAGTTGCAAGTATCGGTGAAAGAGTCAATGGGGACGCCCCAAAACAATGATTGAGCTGAATAAATTTGCAAATAACCAGTAAATAACTGTTGGCGCCGCGCCGGTACAACTTCCAAAAGCTCAATGCCATCAGGAAGATGCAACAATACTTCGCTTTGATTTTCAGGCTCCCACCCGATGGCGCTAATTCCGAGTTTCATCGACAAATTCCTTAATTCCCTTTAAAGATGATTGGGCGTCGCAGATATAGCCAGTGGGAGAAAAAATTGTGCGGTAGTCGTAGCGCACTGTCTGGCCGTAATTTACTTTGTCAATATACTCTGGAAAACATTCCTTCAAGAGAATAGTGGTATCCAATGGTTCGGGGAATAAATTAATAACGCGATTGGCAGGTGCATTTTGCGTGTCTTCCCAAAGATGATTTAAGTTGTACCATTGATAAAAAGAATTGCCATTAATTTTGTCAATGTTATTGTCGTTAATTAAGTCAAATAAGATGTTCTTTTTGATGAGGCGATGGAAAAGAGCGGGCAGGCGAATGATTGTCACTTCTTTGATGGACAATGGCCTCACTAGCATTTCAAACAAAAAGCGATTACTCCCATAGTCCACCCCGTTCATGCGCGGGAAATACCTTTCATCCACTAATAATGGCGAGTGCAAATATACGTCAATGGTGGAATAGACAAAAACTTTTCTCGCCTGTGCACGTTGAAGTACGCTGACAATATTGATAATATTTTCCAGATCGGCCAGTGGCTGTTGATTTACCTTCCATTTTGCTGCTGGCAGGCAAGCTAGATATAAAGCATCAATGTATGGACAAACAGCAGGTAGCTCTTCAATATTTTGCGAATTGAAGCAATAATCAAAACCAGTCTGTTCGCGCAGCACTGAGCCGATTAAGCCCGTGCTTCCCACCAGAACCTTCATGCCAAATCAGCAATGGTCACACTATAACGGCGGGAGCTTGTTGGCGAAAGTATTCAACTGAACACTTGCATCTAGCTCTGCATGCACATCGCTGTCCCGGCATAGGGAGGCTTCCAATAGGGACGATTCCACGAGCGGCATAGTCCAAACAATCTTGACAATGCTGCGCCTGTGCGTCTAATTTGCGTCGCATGAGAGAGAATCCTCGTTCTTGTTCACGAAGTTCTGTTCCCTGCCAGTAAGAACCACGAACGCTTTGAGCATATAAGCCAATGCGAGCCATAGCCATGGGAGTAGAAACGCGGCTAGAAAGCAAATCGCGAACAAAATTTTGAAGATAACCATATTCCAAACGAAGCCTTTGACCAATACGACCAAATTCTGCACTTCCCATAGTCTCTCTTCCGCCATAGCCAATAATTGCTGCTTGAATATGAGCGCTTTTAATTGCTTCGCGGACACTCCCTTGCCATTGATCAAGCGTAATTTGGCCATCACTCAGCATGCGCGTATAGCGCTTTAACAAGCTTTCCAGTTTATCAATGCGCTTATCCACCAATTGGCCAACTGAAGCCTTGCTTAAAAATTTGCCGCGCTCATCTCGGTAACGACCAGTAATACGGTCATAAGACCAGGCAGCGTCCATTCTCGCGGACAACACTGCCTGTCTAAATGAAGACAAATCATTCAGCATCGCCAGCTTCCAAGAGATCCTGAAATTTTGCAGGCGCTTCTTCTTTCCATTCGGACAATGCCTTGTCAATGTCCTCGTCGGAAATAAAAGCAGCTTCATCGATGCCGCCAAGCATCAACCCTTCCACTTTCATGGGATCAATAGCATCCACCTTGCTGCTCACATTCTTGGCTGGTCCGCGCCGTTCGGGGTCGGGATCGGCTTTGCGCTTGCGAGCAACAATAGTCTGACGCTCTTCTTTGCTCATCGCCTGAGCCTTGGCCTGCGGCAAGCATTTAGGCTTGCCTTCTTTTTCTTCGCGGCCACCACAAGGCCCAAGAATTTCACCATTAGCACCAATCCTCACCCATTTTTCCTTAAACCATTGCTCAAGATCATCAGCATGAATTTCTCCTTCATCGCCCTTAAAAGCGCCACTTAAAGAGCCATGCTTTTTCTTATACATCTCTTTATAGCTTTTTACCACATAACCACTCGCATAAGCCGAAGGCCACACCTTAAACTTTGCCTTTGCCGCAGCAGTAGCGCGGGAATGAAGCTCCTTGTCTGTGAATTTTACGTCGCCACGAATCTCTTCTAAATCTCGCGGCAGAAACAAACCAGCGGCATCTGCCACCTCCCGACTTCCGTCCATGGGAAGAGTGCCATTCTCTTCATTCAATGGGTCGCGTCCGCCAGGGGGCACATTCATTTTTCCCGGCTGCATCGGCAACTCGCGAACCACAGACGGATCAAGCGTGAGTTCCATGGACCATTCCGAGCCGCCATAGCGAGCATCTGCCACTTCCTTCGGAGTGAGCACGCCCAGTTGGATGTAACGACCATCAACAGCAGCCACGCGAGCCCTTACGTCTGCCTTTTCGCGCTCATTAAGTTCAAACAAATCATTAAACTTGACGCGCCACGATTCAGGCAAGCGTCCACTAGTTGGGCCAGTGCGACTCAACATGATGTATTCCATCAACTTCTTCAGGGGACGATGGAAAGTGGCTTGTTGGTAATCTGCCAACGTTTTAGCAAAATCACGCTCTTCGCTTCTGCCAGTAGAGCCAAGGCCACTAGGGCTTTCGCCAAACAAAATCGTATGAGGAATCTTGGAGGCGCCAATAATATCCACGCGCATTTTTTCCAGGATCTCGCCCACGCCGCCAAAATTGCGACTAATAAAAGCCAGCTCTTCTTTTTCTGCATCAATGGCATAGCCGCGATAAACGCTCTTGCTCATATCGTTTAGCACAAGACGATCCCTTACGTCTTTCTCCTTACCAGCAGCAAGCATTTGTGACAGGCCACGAATTTTATGCACAAAAATATCAAACTCGCTTAAAAGCGTGGCAGCAGAATTTAAGCCGGTCCAGTAGTGCTTAAAGCTTTCATAGACAGTCTGCAAACTGCTCATTCCCCACCCATAGTTTCTCTGCCTAATGCGATAGGGAAGCCAGTCACCATCAAAGCGCAAAATGCGATCTTTATGAATGTACGTAAGCTGGGGCTGGCGGATGAGATCGCCAGAAATAATTTGATAGTACGTTGCCTTGGAATAGTCGTATAGATTCTCTTCGTTGATAACTGGCGCAATCTGCCAGCGATCCAGCACTTCCATGCCTTCCACGGCATAAATCTTGCTTTTGTCCACTGGCTGGTCAGCGGGACGACCATCGTCGATGTAAAGAAGAATGACAGAGCCGCCGTAAAGCCTTGCATTTTTGCTGGCTAGCATAAAATTTTCAAGGATGTGCAAGTCCTCAATCGCTTGCTCCACTCCCACCACTTCCTCAGCAGCAGCGCCTTCTCCTCCAAACAGCACCTTGAAGCCCTTGCGCGTGGCCTGTTCTGCATAGATGTCCACAATGCGACGCGGCAACCATTCGCCATAGAGAGCTTCAAGCTCCTCTTGAGCCAAGAAAACAATGGGCTGAGCGTTGGTATAAAGACTCTTGTCCCTGCCTGGCATTCCCATGCCCGTCAGAGCATTGGCAAGACCATCGTTCCGCAGGCCAGCGGCAGTGGCATGTCCTAAATCTACGCTTTCTTCAGACATTGTTCAGAATGATGGGCTTGTCACTATTCTAGAAGCGGTTAAGATGTGCAGGAAGTTTTGGTGTTTATGCCCACTCCCATTGAATTTGTCTTCTCCGAAGAGGAAAGAAAGCAAGCGATGGAGGAGGGATTGAGGCGGCAAGGCGTCAACGAAGCCAAAGGACTTCGTGGGCGGAATAAAGGGGCGGCAGTGGGCCAGAAGGCTCTTGACATTCATTTGCTTGGCGCGGCGGGGGAAATGGCAGTAGCTTCATATTTGGGCATGAAAGACCACCTTTATAAAGAAAGCGAGGCTAGACGCGGTTCAGACGACTTGCCTGGCATCGATATAAAAACACGCTCGAAACACTCATACGATTTAATTGTGCAACGTAGTGAAAATCCAGCAAAAAAGTTTATCCTGGTTACTATTGAAAACAAAACCACTTTCATTCATGGCTGGTGTTATGGCCATGAAGCCATGCAGGAACAATATTGGGCTGACCCAGCACGGGGGCGTCCTGCATATTTCGTTCCTAAGGAAGCTTTAAAACCATTGTCGTCTCTTCAAGATGCTGCGCTGTAGTGAATTTGCCGAGCATGTGCTAAAAACGCCGTTATGGCCGCGTCAACAACGTGTGCTCAATAGCTTGTTTGAAGATAAAATCAGCCATGCCATTTGGTCGATGGGACGACGCAGTGGCAAAACTTTCATGGCATCAGTGGCTGCCACTTACATGGCATTCTGTCAAGACGAAGTGTTCCGTAGGAAGGTCAGGAAAGGGGAAAAGTGGTATGTGGTGACAGTGGCTAACGACTTGGGACAGTCCAAGATTGCTCTTGATAACATTCGCCAATTAATTATCAACAGCCCTTTAGAGCAAGAAATTGTTCGCGAAACAGCGTTAGAAATTGAACTAAGCAATGGCTGTGTGTTCCAAGCCATTCCAGCATCGGCACGCGCCTCTCGGGGTAAAGCAGTATGTGCAGTGGTTATGGACGAGCTGGCTTTCTCAATTGATGGTGATGCAAATAGGGGCGCTGAAGCGATGTACACAGCTCTTGCCCCTTCCATTGCTCAGTTCGGGAAATACGGAAAAGTTATTGAACTTTCATCGCCATGGTTGACAAGTGGTTTGTTTTATGACCATTTCAAACAAGCTCAAAGCGGCGACTTTCCTGGCATGCAAGCTTTGCAAATTCCCACCTGGGAAATCAATCCAAGCCTGCCTTTTGATTGCGACTTCCTGCAAAACGCCAGGAAGAAAGACGAAGAATCGTTTTGGGTGGAATATGGCGCTCAGTTTAGAAGCAATAATGCCGTGCTATTGGCGCCAGAGATTGTAGATATTGCTGTGAATAAAGACCGCACCATTCTTCCTCCAAAGAAAGAATTTATGGGCACCTATGTGCTAGCCCTTGACCCTGCCCGTGGCGGCGTGGGCCGAGACGATTACACGGCTTGCATTGTTCATTACGAAGGCCAAAGGCTAATCGTGGACAAGTTTCATTCCTTCGAGCCTGATTTTGATATTGCTGGCAAGAAAGAAGTAAATATTGCAAAGGTGGAAGAATGGATTAAAGAACACCATCGCATTTACGACTTTGCCAGCATCGTGCTTGACCAGTTCAACTCCAGCGGCACCATCCAGACTCTTGCAAAAGAATTTCCCGTGGCAGAACTTGCCTGGTCAGTAAGTACCAAAATGAAAGCATTTAGCAAGATGAAAGAGCTTTTTAATGCTGGGCTTATGGAGCTATACCCCCACAAAAAAGCAGTGTGGCAACTTAAAAACTTGGGAGTTATTTATAGGCAGAGTGGGCAATGGAGCGTCACTGGTGGTAAAGAAACTGGCGTGGACGACTTTGCTTTTGCACTAGCTGGTGCCATTCTTGAAGCATCAAAAGACGATGATATTGATTGGCTGAATAGTCTCATTCGCTAATCGCAAATAGCAAATGGCCTGACAGTGTGTAGAATTTTCAACATTGCTGAAAAAGCATTTTTATGAAAATTAACGATGAACAACTTTGATTTATCACTAAAAGAGGCCACTTATTTAGTGGCCTTGCTAGAGGCAGACAATCAAACGGCCCTGCAGCTTCTTTCTGCGGATCATTTTTACGAGCCTTCTTTGCTTCCTCGCCTCAAAAAGCATCAGCAAGGCTTGAAACAGCAACAGTTAAATCCGGCGTAGACTAGGAAAACACGCCTTACTTCCCATGGCTCTCTCTGCAGCGGCTGAGGAGGCTTTTCATGCGGCAATTGAAGCTGCTTATGCCATGGAAGATGCAGTGAAGCTATGGGGAAGAGAAGATAGGAGATCTTTGCTGGCCTATGAAACGTATGAGGCCCGCATGCAAAAATATTACGAATTAACACACAATTATCGCGAACGCTTTTGGAGCAGGATTTGCAGCAAGGAGCCATGGCTGCCCAATTGTCGCCTATATGATGTGTAGCCATGGTGAAGTTTTGCTTTTCGCTCCATGGCAATCGCTATGAAGAGTGGGTGCCGTTTCACTGGGCTCGTCATAGAAATAAGCAATTGTTCCTAGAAGGCGCTGCCGTATACTGGTCGGAAGTCTGCTAAGCTTCTTAAGCTTCCTGCAGGAGCCCACTAGGCGCCTAGTGGTATTTAATAGGGGAGGGCTTCGGCTCTCTCCGCCCAACATCCTCGTCAATGTTGGTTTTTAGGGATTCCGTGGTTTTGTAGGCCCCTGGTATCCTGGGCGAGTTGAAGCGCCCATGATGAAGCAAGGCAGAGCACTGGCCGCACCAGTTGATCGTCTATTGCGACGAAACTCTGCCTCTTCGCCCCTGTAGCCCAATCAGGCAGTAGGCAAACGACTTAAAATCGTTCAAGTGCAGGTTCAAATCCTGCCAGGGGCATCTGGTAAGCTAAAAGAACGTTCACCCTTTTAGGGGCGCATGCAAGCCAGGCACGGAACGGGGCCTGGATCATGGAGGAACGCCATGAACAAGCTCATGCTTGTGAAGCTTCAGCTTCTAAAAGCCGCTCGGCTTCGCGAGGCCCAGTTGGCTTCAATCACTGGCTATCGCCTTTGCCTCGCTTGAGGCTTATTTCCAGCCGCTCTTGTCTATTTGGCAAGGGCGGTATTTTTGTCCTCTGTATTTCAGCCAAAGTGCAGGGCGATGCACCCATTGCCACCAAGAAGTGAATTCTTCGGCGGCCTCTTCCTTGTAGTAAGGCACACCACGGTACACAAGTGTAGTCATTGCTACGAAAGCAATTTCTTCAATGCTACGCCTGTAAAATTGCTCAATCATTCTCTTGCTGCTACATTAATTGTTAAGAAAATATTATTCCTCTTGTTTGTGAATGTAAGTTTTAAGCTCATGCAAATAAGTTCTTAATTGAGCAGCTTTCGCTAGGTGCCAAGGGTCACGATGGAGGAAATATAAGCGCATGTGTTCATCAACTGCTTTTAACAATTGATGAATAATGGGATTCCATGGCGCTCTAATGGGCGTGTTGAACGTCCGTTTGCGCTCGTCCATCGCCCTTGAAATAGGCAACAATGTCTTCTAATGCTACAGGCGTAAAATTGTTTCTCTCTACACATCCGTTGAAATAACGACGATCAACATCTCCATCTTTAAGCACTAAATGGCAATGCAAGTGTCCATGAACATTGCCTTGATAGTGCCCTTGAAGATTATCGGGATGCACGGGAATGTGCGTGAAGATAAGGCCGCCAAGCATGGTAGAACCACCATGGTAGAAATGAGCGCCACGAATGTCTTCAAAATGCTCTGCGTAATCTTTAAGCTTAAAACAATCATGATTGCCCCTTATCAAAATCTTTCTTCCATTACACTTAGCCAAGTTAGCTAAGCCACTCCTAGGAATTGCAACGTCGCCCAAGTGATACACAGTGTCTTTAGCTTTGACCACGGAGTTCCATCGCTCCACCATTGTCTCGTCCATTTCTTCAACAGAATCAAAAGGACGCAATGGGGAACCATCGGGCTGGATGAACGACAAGCTTTTGGCATGTCCCCAGTGGGTGTCTCCAATGACAAAGGCGCTCATGAGAAAGGGGGCTTTCGCCCCCTAGCCTATCAAGCCCGACCGTAAGAAGGTAGGTCGTAATTTGGTGCCTCAAAGAAAGCAATTTGCCT